GAGTCGGAGACGGAGCCGGATACGGACGCGGAGCCGGAGTCGGAGACGGAGCCGGAGACGTATACGGAGGCTACAGCCCGCCCGACGAAGCATCCTGCACCACGCCGTACATGGCTGAAAAGACCGCGTGGCTCCGGCTGAAATACGCGATGCTGAAATCAGTGGAAGGAGAATAATATGGACATGGACGATGCCGAAAACATTTTTTGGTTCTGCCTGCTATGGGCTGGCTTTTTGTTCGGCAACACCCAAGGCTGGATATGGCTGATCGCCATGTGGTTGATCGGCGGATTGTTTGAAAAACTCTAACAGGAGATTGATATGGCAGTACATCTTATTGAAGCCGAGCACTGGAGCGTACCAGGCTTAATGGTAAAAATATGCGCAACGGAGGAGATCGCGCAGCGCGAAGCATTGAGCGTATTAAACCTGATGCGCGACGACGTGGACCTGGGCGCGGCCACCGACTTTGAAGCCGGGATGGAAGAACTCACCGAAGCTGTCCAGGACAAATTCGGCGCAGGTGAGGACTTCTACATCAGCGTGTCCGACCACGAACTGATCAATGTGTAGGAGAATGACATGTTCGCAAAAGCAACCGACCTTACCAAAGACGAAGCCAGTGCGCTGACTGAATTGCGCGCCGGCATCATGTGGGCGCAGCCTTTCTTCAGCCACTTGCTCTTGGACCAGTGCACGCTCACGCCGACACGCGACGTGCCCTTCGCCGCGACGGATGGCAAGAACATCTGGCTAAACCCCGAGCAATTCGCGAAATGGACCTTGCAGCAGCGCCTCTACGTGTTGTGCCATGAAGTGTGCCACGTGATGTGGGAGCACTGTCAGCAGGGCTATATCATGCGCGACGGTATCTTCGGGCCGACCGGCGTGCTGCCGGTCGATCATCAACTGGTCAACGAGGTCCAGGATTGGGTGATCAATTCCTTCTTGGACGAGTGCGGCATCGGTAAGCACCCGCCGGAGGGCCACTTCAACCCGCGGATCAAAGGCGGTGAAAGCTGGGTGGGTGTGTATGCCGAGGAGTACGCGCGGCGGAAACAGAACCAGCAGGGCGGCGGTCGAAACGGCGCTGGCCAGCAGCCGCCCGGCCAGGGGCAAGGTGGTGGCCAGCGCGGCACCCAACCGGGCAACAACCCCGGCGGCTTCGACCATCACCTGCCCCCCGGCGCCGGTGATGGCCAGACACCCCAGCAGGCCGTCGCGCAAGCCAAGGAGCAGCAGGCTGAGATGCAGCAGGCGATCAACCAGGCGCTTGCCGTGGCGAAGGCGCGTGGCACCGTGCCGGACGCGCTCAAGCGGCTGGTGAGCGAGCTTATCGAGCCGAAGGTGGACTGGAAGGACCGGATGGCGGCGCTGGTGGTGCGCAACATCGGCGGCGGGGACCATGACTGGAAATCTCCCGACCCGGTCATGCTCATCTTCAACGATCCGGTTTACACGCCGCGCCGCGCCGGCCGAGGCGTGGGCACGGCGGTGCTGGTGCGTGACACCTCCGGGTCAGTGGGCCAGCGTGAGATGAACATCATGGGCGGCTGCATGGCCGGCGTCTTCGAGCAGGCGATGCCGGAGCGGGCCTTCGTGATCGACTGCGACGCCAAGGTGCATCAGGTTATCGAGTTGGATAACCCCACCGATATAGACGCGGCGGAAGCCTGCAGGCGCGCGGTCGGCGGTGGTGGCACGTGCTTCGAGCCGGCGTTCAGGAAGCTGGACGAGTTGGGTATCGTGCCGGACTGTCTGGTCTATCTCACGGACGGCTATGGCTCGTTCCCCGACCACCCGCCGGCCTATCCGGTCATCTGGGCAATCATTCCGGGCGGTCGAAACTCCTGCCCGTGGGGTGAAGTGGTGAAGGTGGAAGTGTGATGGCAAGCAATATCGACACCGTGTACCATCCGCGTTTTCACGGCGGTGTTCATGCCTACGATGGCATGAACGTGATCGCGGAAGACTTCGCTGACGCGCTCATAAAAGTACGCGACAAAAACACGTGGCACGACAAGCTGCTGAAGCTGAGCGTGTGGTCTTGGGCTACGACAAGATGGGAGGTGGTTTTTGAAGACACTGAAGGGTGGCCAGAATGATCACCCCCCAAAAACCGCGCTGGGAGATTCGCTTCAAGGCGCGCAACATCCGCCACGTGGCCGATGGCACCACGATGGCGCGCGAGATCGAAGCCGATGACAAAGCCTCGGCCATGATCATGTTCAAGATGGCGTCGCCCGATTGCGACGTGATCGAGGTGGTCGAGGTGTTCGGCAACCGTTTCGGGAGTGACAACCCGAACACTGACTTGGCTAAAACCAAAAAGCTAACTTAACCCTTTACTCTGGAGAGTAACATGCTCGATGATACCGACACCAAGACTGATCTGATTGCCGCGTTGCAGGACACTGCCATGTTGTGCGGCTTGCGCACCCGCGCGCTGGGGCTGAGCCGCACCCACAAAACTGCCAGCACCCAGGTCACGGCGCAGCACGGCGCCACGACAAACGCGGCAACGGTGCGGGTGAACCGGCTGGCCGATGCCGATGCGTATCACCGCAAGCTGGTCGGCTTGCAGAACAACATGCGCAAAATCTACGAGGCGCACACGCTTCCCTGGGACGGCGCCGGCGGGTGGCGACTGCTGCCGAACACCAGCTTCCTCAAGCTGGCCGGCATCATGGCGCCGCTGCAGCGCGAGATCGCGCTCTGCATCGAGGAGTACCGCGCCAAGGCGCCGGAGATCATCGAGGCTGCCAAGCGCAACCTCGGCGACTTGGCGCTGGAGATCGCGTTGCCCACGGTCGAGGAGTTGTCCAACGCCTACGAGGTGAAGCTGGAGTTCGGGTCCATCCCCGACACCAAGGCGCTGAAAAACCTGCCGCCCGCCATCACCGGCAAGCTGGCGCAGCACATGCAGAACCGCGCGCAGACGGCCTATGAGACGGCACTCGGCGAAATCCAGGAGCGGATGGTCAAACCGTTGCAGCATCTGGTCGAGCGGTTGGATGCGTTCGATGAGCGCGAGAGCCGCGAGAAGACCGAAGGGCAGCGAGATTTGCAGGGTGTGTTCCGCGACACCACGGTGACTAATATCACCGATTTGGCGCAACTGCTGCCGTCACTGAATGTTTTGAATGATGAAGGGACAACGCGCCATGTCAACGAGGTTGTCGAGCTTGCAAGCGACCTCAATCCTGAGAGCTTGCGCGGGTCGCGGGAGCGGCGTGACGCAGCAAGAGCTAAGGCGGCATCTATTCTCGCTGGAATGGGGTACTGAATATAGGTCGCTGAATACTGTTTCAGCCTGGCAGCGCAAGGGGGTTATTATTATTATGGACAAACAACCAACCCACGCCGTCATCATGGTAAAATCTGATGGCCAGCGTGTGATGCGATCTTTTACCGCTAAGAACGACGAGGACGCCGCGTTCAAAGCCCGTGTGTGGTTGGCACAAGATGGCAGCGCTGCGGACATAAAAATGGTTATCGCGCACGGCGTTCGCACAGCGCGCATCGCCTTTGCCGCGGACCAGATCGAGGAGGCGCCAGATGAACGATTTATCGAAGATAAAGCGTAGCCAATTCGACGACCCGCCCAGCACCGGAGACGGAGCCGGACACGGACGCGGACACGGATACGGAGCCGGACACGGATACGGAGACGGAGACGGAGACGGAGCCGGAGCCGGAGCCGGAGCCGGAGCCGGAGACGGAGACGGAGGCGGAGGCGGACACGGATACGAAGACGGAGACGGAGACGGAGACGGAGACGGAGCCGGAGTCGGAGTCGGAGTCGGAGTCGGAGACGGAGCCGGAGCCGGAGACGGAGACGGAGACGGATACGGAGACGGATACGGAGACGGATACGGATACGGAGACGGATACGGAGACGGAGACGGAGACGGAGACGGAGAGGGATACGGAGACTACAGGCCGCCCGACGAAGCATCCTGCACCACGCCGTACATGGCTGAAAAGACCGCGTGGCTCCGGCTGAAATACGCGATGCTGAAATCAGTAGGGGCAGCCGCATGATAACGAAATCTTCAACCCCTGACTTATACGCCTACTTCGTACTGTTCACTACCCGCAAAAAGCACCTGCGGTGGTGCACCCGCAACAACCTGCACGACACGCTCGAAGACGGCTTGTTGCACTATAATTTTTATGTCAGCGCGGCGAACGACGAAGCCGCGCTAATCACGGCGCGTGCCAAGCTAAACGCATTCAACGTGCAGGATGCGCGGATCGTTAAGGTGGAAGTCACCAAAGGTGCTGTCTTCAGCAACATCATAAAATAACACAGGAGAACCAACATGAGAATATACACCAAGAGCCGCTGCGCACCCGGCGGTGCAAAAGTCCGCGGCCTCAAGGACAGCCAGTGGACGTGCCTGAAAGACTTTCTGCACTGTCGTCGTAGACTGGTCTGCGCCACCCATGAAGACATTCCGTTCCTGGATTATCTCGATCTGGTTTACACGCCGGAAGCCAAGAGCCACTACCTCGCCAGCCACCACTATTACGGCGCTAACTTCGTGCTGGCTGAGAACGCCAGGATCAACAACGGGCTGAACGCTTTCGTGGTGCCGCATGCCGATCTGGACAAACAGGCGCTCACCCTCCGTCTGGGCGGCGACGGCAGCAACAATTATTACAAACCACACCTGCCGGTGATCGGCGATGATCTATCGAGCGACTTATGCTTCATGCCCCTGGAAGACCTCGCGAAGACCAACCTGTCCCCAGATGTGAAGCGCCTGCACGAGATTTATGGCCGGCATGTCGTTCGTTGCGCGCGGGAAGCTGAGGTGTTCCTCATGGCGATGGTGAGGCTGCAAGCGCTGTTCGAGAACGCATCATGTGTGCGGGTGATCGCGCACATGTTCCCGGAGATCATTCAACACATACCCGATGACCGCGAGCAATATGACTACTTCCGCAAAACCAAAGAAAATAAATGGGCGAGTAAATTTAAGATTAACCCTGGCGAGGAGCGCAGGCTTTCGGAACTATTGGGTGACAACTGGCCGGCATACAAGCGGGTGATCATGTCAATCATCACACGGGCGATGCTGGTGGAATCGATCAACAAAGACAGACTGGACCCCAAACCTGCTGTCGATCGCTGGGGCGAACGTGGATGGTACGATCACGGCGGGCGGCCTATGAGCGAATGGAAAATACGGGTTAGTTTTATGGGTTGAAAGCGCCTGAATACGCTTGACAGGCGCGCAGCCAATGTGTCAACGGGATGCAGAATAGGGAAAATCACGATGAAAAACACGATGAAAAACCTATATTTGTTCGCGGCGTATGCTTCGTTCTTTCTGGCGTCGTTTCTATTATCCAGTGGTTTGCTCGTTCACGCAGTACCCGTCAGGCTATTGGGCGTAGCGGGAGGTTCCGGCTGGCTGCTAGATGCGGGGATGTTCTGTTTATTTTACAAGGTAGCCAATGAATGAGACACGCCTATGTGGACTTCGAGACCTATTACTCTACGGAGTATTCGCTCTCCCGCATGACGCCGGCGGAGTACGTGCTGGACCAGCGCTTCGAGGAGTTGGGTGCCGCGGTCGCGTATAACGACGAGCCAAGTGTGTGGCTGGAGGACGAGGCGCTGGCGGCGTGGCTCACCTCCACGATGGACGAACCCACGATCATCTTTTCGCACAACGCATTGTTCGATGCCGTCATCATGGCTTGGCACTTCAAGGTGAACCCCACGCTATGGGGCGACACGCTGGGGATGTCGCGCGGTGTGCTCAACGGTGTGCTGAAACGGTTCAGCCTGAAGGCCGTCAGCGAGCACCTTGAGTTGGGTGTCAAGGGCGACACGGTGGTAAGCCTGAAGGGCTACAACAAGGCGGCATTGCGCGCCAACCCGGCCCTCCATGCCGAGTGCAAAGCCTACGCCGTCCAGGACATGGACCTCTGCCGGAAGATCGAGCGCACCCTGGCGCCGTCTTTCCCGGTGAACGAATACCTGGTGATCGACACCCTAATTCGCGCGGTGACGGAGCCATATTTCACCTTGGACTTTCCGGTCGTTTACCAGCACATGGCGGAAGTGCGGGCGCGCAAGGCGGAGTTGCTGGCCGCGGTAGAGATGGATACGCCAGTCGAGTTGATGAGCAACCAGAAATTCGCCGACGCGCTGGAGGCGCTGGGTGTCGAGCCGCCGCTTAAAATATCTAAGAAAACCGGCAAGGAAACGTTTGCGTTCGCGAAGACCGACCTCGCGATGACGGAGCTAAGCGAGCACGAGAACCCGAAGGTGCAGGCGCTGGTGGCGGCGCGGCTTGGCCACAAATCCACGCAGGAAGAAACCCGCAGCCAACGGTTCATCGACGTGGCGACGGCTTGCTCTGGCTACATGGTCATGCCGCTGAAATACTCCGGCGCGCACACGCATCGGTTCAGTGGTGACTGGAAAATGAATACGCAGAACCTGGGTCGGGGCAGCCCGCTGCGCCGCGCGTTGAAGGCGCCGGCTGGCTACAAGGTGGTGGCCGTGGACGCCTCGCAGATCGAGGCGCGGCTGGGTGCGTGGCTGGCGAATTGGACATGGCTGCTGGACCAGTTTCGTGACCCGACGCAAGACCCCTATTCAAACTACGCCACTATGTTGTTCGGCATCCCGGTGACGAAGGCGAACAAGATGGAACGGTTCGTCGGCAAGCAAAGTATTTTGTCCCTGCAATATGGTGCATCATGGAAAGTGTTCCAGCGCATGTGCCGGGTGATGGGCGGCATGATCATCACCGAAGAAGAAGCACGCAAGTATGTTTCTGATTATCGCCGTATTGCCAAACCGATTACTGATTACTGGAAAAGTTCATCCAGGTTTATTGAAGCAATGGCCAATGGAAATATGGTTTCGCACAAAAGTATTTTCACATCGAAAGAAAAAATCCACTTGCCATCGGGCTTGTGTTTGCGTTATCCAGAGTTGTGGTACGAAAAGGTAGCACGAAGCGAGGTTCTTGATCCTACCAAGGACAAACAAGTTTCCGGCTGGCGCTACGGCGACGGAATAGGCTTGTTCGGCGCCAAGGTTATGGAGAATGAGTGCCAGGCGCTCGCACGAATTATCGTGACGGATGCCGGCACAAGAGTGAGGCGGCAGTACAAGATAAGTTACAAGCTCCAGGTGCATGATGAGTTGGTGTATGTGGTGCCGGCGGAGCAGGCGAAGTGGCTCAGGGACGTGGTGGTGCGAGAGCTAAGCACACCACCTTCATGGGCGCCGGACCTACCACTCGCTGCCGAGGGCGGCATCGGTGATAACTACGGAGAAGTGAAATGATCCACGCATGGCAGACGGCCGCGGAGTTTTATTTCGCGTACCGGCTATGCCGTCTCGCGTACCTGTCGTGTGTCTTTGCATGGCAGGAGTTCAGACCCTACTCACTACGGAAGGTAAATTCATGAGCACCAAAACGATTATTGTGTGCGATTTATGCGAAGCACAGTTCGCACCGGGCGACGATGGGCGCACGCATCGCGTGTCCGTGTCCGCCAAGGGCACGTTCACAATCACCGTCGCTCCGCCGGCGGACGGGCTGGTCAAGGACATGTGCAATGAGTGCCGCATCAACGTGTCCAAGAATGCGCCCGTAATCACGGGGGGCGTCTGATGCACACCAACGAAGACCTGGCCAAGTGGGCGGAGCAGCGCGCCGCCTCGATCGTACAGTTTGATGGCGGCGCTGCGATGAAACTGCGGAGCATAGCCAACGCGCTGCGCCGGCTGGATGCGCAAGACGATGCTGACAACCGACTATTTCATGTCGCGTTTGACAACCAGACAATGCCCGGCAAGCTCGTGGTGACAACGGTGCGGCTGGGCGTCGAGGTGCTGGGCGAGCACCAGTCAATGGTGAAGAAATTCAACGTGGCGCTCTGCAACCATCCGTCCTACCAGAACCTGCGGGGGTACGTGCTGGCGAACCCAGAGGCTTGCCCTGATGTGCCGGAGAAATTGGTGATGGGTGTACCCCCTGAGCAACCCCCAGAGCAGCCGCCGGGGGTCAACTAAAAGGAACTGACTTCGTAATGCCTGACAGCCGCCTCCTCACCCGCGCTATGCTCCAGACCATGCTCGGCAACATGCCGTGGTCGGCGGTGTGCGCGCGGATGGAGCGGGGCCAACTACCAAGCCCCCTATGGGGCGTCGCGGCGTCCGACAAGGCAGCCCGGTGGGACGCCCGCGCTGTGAACCGGGCGCTCGATCGGGCGTCCGCCATCCCCAACAGTATCGAAGCCGATACAGCAGCATTGGACCGTCACTTTGGCATCGGTTAAACCCCCCTATGTGCAGTGCCGCAAAGGCCGCTGGTTTTGGGAGCCGCCTCTGCGGTTCCGTAAATCGCACGGCCAGCATGTCCATGCCCTTGGCACGGACCAGGAAGCCGCCTGGGCCGCGGCGCGCAAGCTGACCGCTGAGATGCTGGCAGCGCCGCCTGGCACCTCTCCGGCGGGCACCGTCGCCTGGGTGTTCGAGCAGTTCTTCGGGAGCAAAACGTTCCTGACGCTGGCCTCGTCGACCCGGCTGGACTATCAATGGCTGGCGAAGCGCCTCAACCGCGCGCCGATCGGCGCCCGCACGCTGGGCCAGATCAATGCGAGATCAATCAGACCGAGACATGCCGATTTAATTTATGCCTCGATCTTCGCCGAGAGCGGCCACGCCACGGCGCATTATTGCGCCAGGTTCGCGCGGCGCGTCTGGAAGTGGGCCGGCCGAGCGGAGCACGTCGACATGCTCAACCCCTGGTCCGGCATGTCCATGAAAGGGCTGCCGGAGCGCGACCAGGTGTGGACGGCAGGCCAGGTGGAGGCGGTGATCGCCGCAGCCACGGAGCTTGGCTACCACTCGATCGCCATTGCCGTCCGGCTGGCCTACTCGTTCGCGCACCGCAAAGGCGACATCCTGAGCCTGACCTGGGCGATGCTGGATGCGAGCACGCGCCGGACCTCCAAGACCGGCGCGAGGCTGCCGATGGACGTGGAAAGCTACCCGGAGTTGGCGGCGGCGCTGGCGGCGGAGCGGGCACGGCAGGTCCGGCTGGGGAGCACGAAGCCCTATGTCGTGTTGTGCGAATTGAACAACGGCAAGTGGCAGGCCGAGGTGTTCAGCCACCACTTTCGGCGTGTCGCCGACGCGGCCGGAGTGCCGGCAGCCCTGCAGTTCCGCGACCTGCGCGCCACCGCCCTGACCGAGATGAAGGATGGCGGCGCAGATGTGATCGACATGGCCACCCACTCCGGCCACCGGACCTTGGCGATGGCCCGGCGCTACGCCAAGCCGTCCGTGGAGCAATTCAAACGGGCTGCCGGCTACCGGAACAGACCAAAAACGGACGACGGAACCAGCGACGGAACGACGGAGCCGGTGCCCACGAAGGAGAAAAAAGGCTTATAGTTCAGGTGGTTTGGTGGGTGCTGTAGGGATCGAACCTACGACAAGCTGATTAAGAGATAACTTGCAGCGCCCACAAGCACTTGAAATATAACAAGCATTTCCGTCAGCCACTTTAGGTTGATCGAAATGTGGTTTGTTTGCAACCAGTTATTTCAAGGAGAGTTAACGTGACAGTCATTGCTTTCAAAGAGGGCATTTTCGCAGCCGACACCGCAACGTTCATGTCCGGCATTATCGTCGGCCACCAGAACAAGATCAGGGTCAACGATGAGTTTTGCTGGTCGGCCTGCGGGGCGGTGCCAGAGGTGGCGGCATTTGAAGAGTGGGCCGGTGTTGCGTTCGGTGATTTCCGCCGGCCGGCCAAGAGTGAAAACTTCGGTGCCGTTATTATCTACCGCGATGGTCGTGTCTTCAAGTGCGGAGAGACGATGGCGCTCTACGATGTCAGCCAGTACGGCACCCCGGTGGTCGATGGCGCCGAATGCGGGTTCCTCATGGGTGTCATGGCCCAAGGCGGATCGGCGATCAATGCCGTGCACCTGGCGATAAAGCAATGCGTTTGGGCTGGCGGAACGTGCACAGCTTTTGACACGCGCACCTGGGAGTGGGTGCTGAAATTTTGCAAGCCATGAGTGATGCACCAAGCCGGGTTACTCCGCAGAGTAAGCCCTTCAGCTACTCGTACAGCCGGCTTAAGACATTCGAGAGTTGCCCGAAGAAATACCTACACACGCTGGTTCTGAAGGACTTCGTAGAGCCGGAGAGCGAGGAGATGGCCTGGGGCCAAACGGTCCATAAACAGATGGAGCGCGCGGTCATTACCGGCACCTATCCGCCGGACTTCCCCTACGCCGCCGACGCGCAGCGTGTCCTGGACATCCTGGCGGCGAAGCCGGACGCCGAGGTGCTGGTCGAGCAGCAGCTTGCCGTCACCCGGACGATGCAGAAGACCACCTGGTTCGGCAAGGATGCGTACCTGCGGGTGGTGGTTGATCTGGCAGTGCTAAACGGGCCGGTCGGCTTCGCGATCGACTGGAAGACCGGCAAGAGGGTCGAGGACAGCCCGCAGTTGCTGCTTACCGCCCTGGCGATGTTCATCCACTACCCGAAACTTCAGGCGGTGCGCACGGAGTTCGGCTGGCTGAAGACGCATGAGCGCACCGGTGACACGTACTATCGCGACCGGATCATGCCGATGATCCAAGCCTTTCAGCCGCGGGTCACGAGGATGGAGCAAGCCACGGTTGATGGCGTGTTCCCGGCATCGCCGAGCGGGCTTTGTCGGCGCTGGTGTCCTGTCAAAGTCTGCCCGCATCACGGAACGTAACAATGGCGACCCCAGAAGGCTATGTGAAACGGAAGGTAAGCGGGATTTTCAAGGCGCTGAAACGTGTCTGGTACTACATGCCGGTCCCCTCTGGCTTCGGGCAACCAAACCTAGACTATAATGCTTGTGCGCCGTGCGTTTCATGTGGCCGCGGACTGTTCATAGTGGTCGAGACGAAAGCGCCGGGGAAGAAACCCACTGCGCAGCAAGAGGCAACAATCGAACGGCTGCGCAAAGCTGGTGCGGCAGTGTTCGTGATCGACGGCAACACAGAGGAGTTAGAGTTATGGCTACAACAAAACGTACAGCAGTGAAAACCTGCTCTAACTGCGCGTACTGGAAGCGCGGCTATCGTACACCGAACGGCGAATGGAACGAGGCCGATCTCGCCAACCCACCAGCCACCGTTCTGCGCATCGGCGTCTGCCGGCTTAACCCGCCGGTCGCCCTGGTCGTGCCGAAACTCGGCGGCGATGTCAGCGTCAGTTCGTTTTTTCCCTTCGGCCATGAAGATGATTGGTGCGGACAACATGCCCCATCCCTCTGAAATCGCGGTGCCGCCGTTCACGTTGGTGGTCACCGCGGGTGAGAAGGTTATCTCCGCCAAGATCGCCACGCGCGGTCAGTTGATGCAGATACTCACCAAGTTCGCCGGACGCCTGGAAGGCAGCGCGCGTGGCAGATTGCTGATGGCGCTGGCTGAGTTGCCGGAGGCGCTCCCCAGCTTTTGGTGCTGCGCTGGCAAAGACTGGCGGGTTAGCTTCTCTGGCGCGTTGGGACAGCACTAATGCTTGAGCCAATCATATCCACCAAACACAAGGCGCTCATCGTGCCATTCACGGACGAGATGGCGTCGGTGTTCATGGGCGTCGCCACCGAAATAAATTATCAGGGAACGCGGCGGCTGGTGGTGCCGCATAATGCGTTCAGCCACCGCGTGTTCCGCGAGCAAGGAGTCACGCTCAAAACGCCGATCGAGATGCACTACGACTGGTGCGGTGGCACGCCGTTCGACATTCAGGTGTCAAGCGCCGCTATGCTGACAACGCAGCAACGCGCTTATTTGTTAAACTCATTCGGCACCGGCAAGACTAAGACCTCGTTGTGGGCCGCGGACTTTCTCATGCGCGAGGGCCTGATCAAAAAAGCCCTGGTCGTGGCGCCGCTCTCCACGTTGCAATCCACCTGGGCGCGCGAGGCGTTTCGGACAGTGCCGGGCCGGACGATCAGCGTTGTGTATGGCACGAAAGAGCAACGCTACAACGCGCTCAAAAAAGATGTTGACATCTATATCATCAATCATGACGGCGTAGCGACGGTGCTGAACCAGCTACGCGCCCGCAAAGACATCAACCTGATCATCATTGATGAGCTTGCGGTCTATCGCAACGGCAGCGCCATCCGAACCAAGAACATGGGTAAGCTATGCACGCCGGAGAAATGGGTGTGGGGCTTGACCGGTGCACCGATGCCGAATGATCCCACCGATGTGTGGGCGCAGTGCCGTCTTGTTACACCCTGGACCGTGCCGGCCACGCAGCGCGCGTGGAAAGATCGCACCATGATGCACTTCGGAAATTTTACCTGGGCGCCCAAGCCTAACGCCACCCAGGAAGCCTTCGCGGCGATGGTGCCGTCTGTGCGCTACACGCTCGATGACATCATGGAGTTGCCTGAGTTGGTCGAGCGCGTCGTGCAGGTCACGCAATCCAAGCAACAAGAGGATATATACAAAGAACTATGCAAGCGCATGGTTGCTGATGTGAACCAAGGCCGGGTCGAGGCGATCAACGAAGCTGCCAAGATCACCAAGCTGCTGCAGGTTTCGTGCGGCGCGGTGTACTCGTCAAAGGGCGCGGTGCGGCTGGACTGCGCGGCGCGGCTGGCGGCACTCGCGCAAATCATCAACGACACGAATAATAAAATAATTGTATTCGCCAACTATAAGCACGCTATCGAAATGATCTCCGAGCAGCTTACCAGCGACGGCACCGCCCACCGGGTTGTCACCGGCGATACTCCGCACAAAGAACGTTCAGAGATATTCAATGAGTTTCAGGATAACCCACTCGGCCCACGCATGCTCTTGGCGCATCCGGTCTGTATGGCACACGGGCTGACACTCACTGCGGCTGACACGATCGTCTGGTACGGACCAACCTATGATCTGGAGATATTTGACCAGGCCAATGCGCGGTTCCGCCGCGTCGGTCAAAAGCACAAACAACAGGTGATCATGCTTTGCGGCACGAAGGCGGAAGCTGTCGCCTACAAACGTCTGCAATCGAAACAAAAGATGCAGGGGGCACTGCTGGATATGTTTGAAACCAGCACAAAAACCACTTGACGTTGGGCTAACAACAGCGTTATACAACCACAAGGAGCACCAACATGAACGAAGACCTTGAAAAGCGCACGGCGCAGTACATCGCGCTGCGTGACAAAATTAAAGAGTTGGAAGACCAGCACGCCATTATTTTGAAGCCGTACAAGCTGGCCAAAGAAAAACTCGAAGGAATTTTTCTTCAGGCCCTTGACGGCTCGAACGCTGATAGCATTAAAACATCCGCTGGCACTTTCTACAAAGCCGTGCACGGATCAGCCACGATTGCGGACGCCGCGGAATTTCAGAGATACGTTATCGGCAGTCAAGCATGGGAGCTACTTGATTGGCGCGCTAACAAGACCGCCGTGGCGGCGCTTGTTGATAGCTCCGGCGCAGCGCCTCCCGGCGTGAATTATTCCACCCACATCAAAGTGAATGTCCGGCGCTCCGGCAGCACTGATTAACCAGGAGAACAAAGACTATGAGCAACCAAGTCGCAACGATTGATATGTCCACTTTTGGCCCGCTCGCCCCGTCGATGGCAGCGCTAGCGGCGTCGCTGCCGGCAGCGCAGAGCGAGTTCTCCACCGGTGTCACCGGCGGGTTCGGCGTCGTGTCGATCGCTGGCAAGGTGTGGCGCATCAAATACCACGGCAATGAAACCGTGGTGATGCGGACAGCCACCGAGCAGGCGCTCAGCATCGAGGTGGTGCTGGTCAAGGGATCGGCGAATATCTCGAAAATCTTCTACGAGGGTGGCTTCGTAAAAGGCGACGACAGCCCGCCAGACTGCTGGTCCAGCAACGGCATCACACCTGCGCCGGAAGCCGCCAAGCGGCAGGCCACCACCTGCGCTGCCTGCCCCAAGAACGCCTGGGGGTCGGCGGTGACGGAGGCCGGCAAGAAAGCAAAAGCCTGCCGTGACAGCCGCCGCCTGGCGATCGTGCCACTGGGCGACATCGACAATGAGAGCTTCGGTGGGCCGATGCTCCTGCGTGTGCCGCCGGCGAGTCTGGGCGAGTTGGCGTCGTTCGATGCCAAGATGCGCGCGATGGGCTACCCCCTGTTCGCGATCGGGGTGCGCATCAGCTTCGACATCAACAGCGAGTACCAGAAGCTGATTTACAGCGCGATCCGGCCGCTAACCGAAGACGAGGCGCAGAAGGTGCTGGCCCTGCGCGACAGCCCGCTGGTGGCGCGTATCCTGGACAGTGACGATGCCAGTGTGCCCGCCGCGCCGGAGCAGGTGTTTGAGCAGCCGCCCGCTGCGCCGGTCACGCAGGCCGCAGCGCCCGCACCCGCACCCGCACCCGCGGCGCCGAAGCCCGCGCCGAAGCCGAAGGCGACACCCCCCGCGCCCGCGCCCGCGCCGGCGGCGACAGGGTTCGGTGGCGCACCCGTGGCAGCGGCAGAGACACAAGCGGCACCCGCGGCCCTCACCGCGACAGGCGGGTTTGGTGGCGGGTTCGCTGCGGCGCCGGCGCCCACCCCGGCGCCGGCCGCTGCCAAGACGCCGGTGGTGCCGGCGACCGAAGACCTTGACAGCCTACTGGACGACTTGCTGCCTGCGTAGAGCAGATCGCGTGTGACTAATTCCCCCTTCGCTCTACCGGGTGGAGGGGGTTTTCATCCAGAGGTTTCGGTTCAGTGGATCAGACACAAGCATTTCTTGAACGTGTGCTGCCGTGGTCGGAGTATCCGCACGCCTACAGGAACATCCATTCCAAAAGACCGCCCAAGGCGGACGGTTCATCAGACATGTCAGGCCAAGCGTGCCGGACGATCGAGGAAGCCCTAAACTCCGTCAGCTACCAATCAAAAAAATTCATCGACGTGTTCGTCTGCATGAGCCTGCAGACTGCAGCGCATGACCGCAAGCAAACTATAAACGGGTACACCCCCCTGCCTGGCGCCAAGCGAAGCAAGGCGAGCACGCTCGGCTCCAAATGTTTTTACCTGGACATTGATGTCAAGCCAAACGCCTACCCCACAACCGCTGATGCGCTCCGCGCACTAAGCGTTTTTGTCACCAGCCGCAACCTGCCGAAGCCTACGACCATCACCGCGTCGGGCGGCGGCGGCATCCATGTCATCTGGGTCATGGAGAAGTTCTTTCAGCCAGCCGAGTGGCAGGTCATCGCGCGCTCGCTCGCCACCGCTGCCAGTCAGGCCGGGCTGGCACACGATGCCAACGTCGCCACCGACATCACGCGGCTGCTGCGCATTCCCGGTACGTTCAATTCCAAATACTCACCCATGACGCTCTGCCACACGCTCGGAAAAATCAACGCGCATGACGTGCCGGAGGTAGCCTTCAAGGAGTCCCTGGCTGACATCCTGCCGAGCAACGTCGTGCAGTTTGAGAGCAGGGCGCCACTGTCAAAACAATCGGAGTTCAGCGCCGGCATTACTCTGCAGAGCAAGCCGGTCGAGATGGACGCGCTGGCGGCAGCCTGCCCGATGATCGCCACCACGCTGGCGGACCACGGTGCCTACCACTCCGGCGGCGGCATCTGGCCTTTGGTCATATTGATGTCCACCTTCGTGGAGGACGGAAGGGCCTGGGCGCATGAGCTTTCGCGCGGGCACCCTGAGTACACGCCAGCGGCAACGGACGCCAAGTTCGATGAGAAAGTGGCGGCGCGCAAAGCCAGCAACGACGCGATCGGCTGGCCTAGCTGCGCCACCTTGCACAATGCGTTTCCGAGCGGCGCCTGCAACACATGCCCGCATCGGCAGGCGGGTAAGACACCGTTTCATTTCACTGACGCGACATCGCCACAGTCGGTCAGCTTGCCACCAGCTTTTTACCAAAACGGTGGCGGCGTGCGGTTCAACTACGAGGTTGAGGGCAAAGACGGCCAGAAAGTACAAAGGAATGTCAGTGTCTGCGCCTACGAGGTCGCCGACCCTTGGTTGGACAAGTCCCCGGAGGGATCGGCGCAGTTGAACTTCAAATTTTTTTTGGGTGGTAAGCCCGCCGGCAACGCCGTTGTACCGGCGGACAAGGTTACGGCACAAACGATTTCGCCGCTCATGGCGCGGCAGGATATGTTTCTCGACCCTACCGAGGTCAAACCGTTTATGGGGTTCGTGATGTCGTGGATCAAACAGCTTCAAAATGCCAGTGGCAACGGCGTCATCACGCCGGCGCTCGGTTGGGTCGGCGATGGCGATATGCCAAAAGGCTTCGCCTATGACAATGTGACCTTCACCCCCAACGGCCCGGAGCGTGCGTCGCGATCGGACACTGCCATGCTCTCGGCCTGGCAGCCGGTGGGCAGCCTGGACAAATGGAAAGAGACTGCCAAGTTTATTATTGACCAGCAGCGCCCCGCGCTCGACGCTATTCTTGCTGCGTCTTTTGCCGGGCCGTTGGTCAAATTCACCGGGCACCGCGGGTTGCTCGGTTCGGCCTACAGCCCGGAGACGGGCATCGGCAAGACCACCGCCATGAGCATCGCCGCCGCTGTCTGGGGGCACCCCACGGACAGCGCCCAGGCGCTTGACGACACCCCGCTGTCGTCGCTCAAGCGCCTGGGCGCCATCCATTCGCTGCCCTTTTTCTGGGATGAGGTGCGGCTGTCCAGCCAGGACAAGACCGACAAGCTGGCTACTTTGATATTCGCGCTCACGACTGGACGCGAGCGCACCCGGCTCAACGCCAACACCACCATGCAGGTGTCTGGCAAATGGCAGACCATGATGGTAACGGCGTCCAACCAGAGCATCCTGGAGATTGCCCGCGAAGCCACGAGAGGGTCCGATGCTGGTGGCGTCCGGGTGTTCGAGTGGCGCGTGCCCCCGGCCCCACAGGTCATCACCTCGTCCGAGGCGTCGCGGATCGCCGCCGCGGCACTCAGCAACTACGGCCAGGCGGGACGGGTCTACGCCGAGTGGTTGGGGAAAAATCATGTGCAGGCACAACATATAGTGGCCACACTGAACGACATGCTCAACAAAGAGTGCAACGCCGTACCCGATGAGCGGTTCTGGATCGCAAGCATGGCTGTTCTACTAGCAGGCGCAGCGATTGCAAGAAAGCTAAACCTGGTGGATTTCTCATTACAACAACTTAAGATGTTTTGTGTCGATACGTTAACGTCGTTGCGGCTTGATCGCTCGACCACACCTTCAATCGGCGCTGACAGCCCGCTGCGGATCGCGGAGATGCTGGGCGCGTATCTAGCCGAAACGAAATATGATCGTACTCTGGAAACATCACCCGGCAAGCAAGGCTTCCCCGTCCAGATCGAGCCAGGTGCCGAGCGGCTGCGCGCGCTCGACGTGCATGTCGACAATGCCGCGGGCCTGATCCATCTGCGGACTGACACATTCTATGACTGGCTGCGCTCGCGCGGGCTGCAGCGCAAGAGCGTGCTGGAGGGGTTGCGCCTCAACATCGGTGCCGCCGAGCAGCGCGTCGTCATGGGCGCCGGCACGTCGCACTCGACACGCGGCAAGGTCAGCGCGGTCACGATCCCGATCAAGTCGCTGACCGGCACAATTTAGGTTTACGGGGCTTGCTGCGGCAGGTTGTAGTTGCCCATCGGCGTCGCGAGGTAGCCCTCTTTCTTCGTGAAGCCCATGCTGCCGATGAGGCCGGACCTCACCGCCTTGTCAGTCGTGCGCATGTACTTCAGCGCCGTCGAGAAATTTATTTTCACGCTGCCTGGGACCGTCGCGTTGTAGGCAGAAAGCGTCTGCTGCGCGCCGGCATAGTCCCCCGCCGCGTACTGCGCGCTGAATTGCTCGAGCACCGTCGCCCGTCCCTGGCGGTAGGTGTCCTTGGCGGCAAGGCCGGCATCGCGGGCGGCGTAGGTTTCCTCCACGGTGTCTGGCTCCCAGCCCAACGCCTGGCCGAGCACCTGGTTCCACGGCAGCGGCGGCGCAAGCTGGTCGCCTTCGTTATTAACGATACCGTGCTCTGCGTAGTTGATAGCGCGCAGCTTGTCCCGGATGGCCGCTGGCATTAGGTTGATCGCAGCCTTGTCGAAATTTCCGTGGCGGATGTTCGACATGGCCTGCGGTATTTCTCCTAGCACCTGGCCGGGCGCACCAAGCAACTGGTCGCCCACCCATTGCGTCCAGCCACCCCAATCGTTTTCGGTCGGCGCGTCGTCCAGCACCAGCGATGACAAGCCCATGCGGCCCGTGGCGTTTACGCCAGCCATCGTCGGCAGGCCGTTGGCGAACACGTCGATCTCTTTGGGTGTCAGCCCTAGCTTGCCGCCCATCTCGTGCAGCCACTGGTCATAGTTGAAACTCTTATCCTCACCCAGAAGCAGCGAGACAACCGCGGCGGTGGTCAGCACCACACCGATCGGCAAGCCGTGCATCCCCGTCACCATCGCGTGCATGAACAGCGTGTTGGCCATCGTGCGACGGGCGATCCGGCGGGTCTCTTTATCCTCGCCAGCGAACCACTGGTACAGGTGGGTGCCGATGAGGCTGTAGATCATCTGGGCATATTTTTTGAACGTGAAGAATGGCGACAGGTACGGGTGGCGGCTGCCCTGCATGATCAGCGGCGCGTTCGGAGCGCCGTAATCTGCCTGCGTTTCCTTGATCGCCTTGCGCGCTTCCTGGTAGGCCAGGTCTTTGTCGCCGGTCTTGGCCTTGTGGAGTTCGTAGGTGGCGATGCCCAGCATGGCCCGGTTGGCCACCTCGATCGCGGTCGGCATCGCGCGGGTGGCCTCCTCGGCGGCGTGCAGGGCGCGTGACGCCACGGACTTGCCCGGCATCGTCAGCATCTGGCGGACCTGCAGCCCGGCACCACTGTGACCCAGGGCGCTGTCGTTGGAGAGCTTGTCCAGCATCGCGCTATGCTCCGCCGCCAGTGCCTTCTCCGCCGGCGTGCTGGCTATCCGGGCCAGCCGCGCCTTGATGATGCTGACATAATCCCCGTTCGTCTTGAAGTCTTTGCTGACCGCGTTGCGGATCGCGTTGTACTCCTGCATCGCGCCTTCCTTGATGACGCCGCCGCCGAAGCCAAGCCGCGCCAGAGCTTTGCCCATCTCTCGGTTCGCCGCCACGATGCCATAACGTGCCCCCAGATACGGCATCCCGGTCATCCACGGCTGGGCCAACTGCACCATATTAAACGCGGCGGTCGTCATGTAGTTAACGAAGGCGTATTGCTGGGCCACGCGGATAAAGTTTAGAGCTTTTGAACTGGTGCCGATGTCGAGCGGGCTTACTTTGCGGCGCAAGTCGGCTGCCTTCACCAATTCCTGCCGCACATGCGTCATGCCGTCATTGGCGTCCTTCATCGCTTCGGTGTGCTCGTGCATCGCGAGGAGCGCGTTGTCCGCCTCGCCGCCATATTTCAGTCGGCCCACGGTGTTGGCTGCGCCCAGGAAATAATCATGCACCACGCGCAGCGTGTCCTTGGACGCGCCCATGACATTGCGCCGGCGCAGCGCACCATACCGCACCGAGTTTGGCGGCAGCAAATTGACGATGGCCTCGTTCAGCGCATGGTCGATCGCGGCCATGTCATTGCCATCCTGGGCGGTTTTGCCCAGCGCGGACTTCAAAACCCCCAACATGGCGGGGCTGATATTGTTCGCGGACTGCAAGCTGCGGTTGGTGTGCGCCGCGTCGTGCACTTTGTATTTGTTTGCCGGGTGGTTGCGTAGCTCCGCAACACGGGCCTTCGCCTTGGCCGGGGTGTCAAAAAATTCCAGGCCGTGGTTCTGGGTCCGCGCCACGTACTCGGAACGCGCAATCGGCGGTGCCGCCGGATCGTCTTTGTCAATCTCGTTGCCGGCGGCATCAAAATGCTTGGTCGAGCTTCCTTTAATGTAGAGGTCGGTGTTCTTCGCGAAGTCGAGCATGTCCTGCTCGTTACTGAACGAGTGTTCTTCTGGCCGTTGGTCCCAATACTCTACAGCATGTGTGCCGTAGCGGCGTTCTGGAAAATAATTTTCATGCTGGAACGGCGCACGCCGTTGGGTGTTCAGGATTTTATGGACCGCACCACCAAAGAAATCTTTGTCCGCATCGGTCTCGGCACGGTTCATATACCGTTGTGTCTGGCGCTCGATCTCGCCGCGGTCGATCCGCAAGGTCGTGCCGGGATGCACCAGCGTGTTGCCGGCCAGCGCCTCGCGCATCTTGCCCTGGTGCGCTTCGGTGATCGTCGCACGCACGGCTTCCTCGGCCACCTCGTAGCGCGCCTTGTGCAGCGCGTCGCGCACCAGCTTTAACGTGTGTTGCGCTTCGGGGCTTAGCTTTTTGAAATTGGCGTGCCCCTCTCGGTGCCGCTCAAGCCGCTGCACGGCAGTCGCCGTTTTTGGTTTGGCTTTGCTGTTGGGCGCCCGCGCCGGGTCGTAGTTGTAGTGGGTCGAGTGCGCCATCACTTCCGAGAAGTTGGCGGCATCGTCTGGCTTCGCCTTTGCCATGTAGCGGAGCAGCGTGTGCTGCACGCCTGCATATTTGTCCGCAAAATGCTGGGCGTGGGTCGCCATGTGGTTGAGCGCGTTCTGAAATGTGTGGCTCGGCGGCTCGGTGCTTTCGGTGCCGGTGCGCGTCGTCGGCGTCCAATCGAACAGCTTCTCGCCGGCGCGGGCCAGGTCTTGCCCGCTGGCCAGATGAGCCAGCCCGCTGCGCACCATGTTCATCGGCGTCGTGTTGGAGTTGAACGCATCGCGGATGGCTTTCGCCACCGGATCGTACAACGAAGGTTGCACCCCCTGGATGATATTTTTCGGGTTGTTGCGTAGCTGGCGCGCAAACTGGATCGCGTCGTAGGCTTGCAGTGCTTCTTGCCGGTGCGAGAATTGTTTGTTGGCGAAGCCCTCATAGATGCGTCCGCTCACGTCGCCGCCGAACAGCCGCGCGATGCGGCTCTTGATTACCTGTATGAAGCTGCGCAAGTGCCCCACGATCGAGCGCACCCGCTCGTCTTCCAGGTCTCGCATCTTGAAATACTTATCGCTCATCGTCTCGGCAAAGTATTCATGCCAGTTAAAGAAACGATAATTCTCGGTGGTGGGGATCAGCGAGACAACTGGTTTATCATACGCGCCGGTCACACGCACTTGGTCCATGATTGATTCATTGCCGCCGTAACGCGCAACAAAATCCTGCGCGTTCTTGCCAGTCAGCACATCGTTCAACCCGCGCGTGCCGTCTTTCTGTGCCGCGCCAAAGTTTTCCATCCAGGGTTTTTTGGTTATGAATTTGGCATATTGCTTGGCGTACTCCTTACGCAAAGCAATCTTGTCGCGAAGCGTCAGCGCGGTCTCCACACTATGCCAAAGCTCGTGCACGGCAGTGCGGGTAAGCTCACCATCGGCAATCGTTTTTTTGTATATGTTCACGATGCGCGTCTTCGGGTCAAACATGCCGTGCACACCCTCGCCCGCGTTCGCCCGCACGGACAGCCCGGTATCCTTGGTCAGATGCGGCCCAAGGAAGTGCAGGAAGTCTTCAACATCGCGGATGTCATCGGAGTGGATGCCGGCATCTTTGTTCAGCCCCTGCTGCAACCGCAGCCGCCCGGTCATCGCCTCGGCGCCGCGCTTGACGCGGCTGGGGTCATTGCGGGCGTTGGTGCTTTTCACGTTCAAGGGTTCGGGCGCGGCGCCGTCGCGCTTGTATAGCTCCGTGGGTTCGTCATCGTCTTCATGCGCCGCGTCTCTGCCTGAGAGCGAGACGTGGCCAAGCGTGTCGATGTCTTTGTTGTTCGCCAGCCCTGGCTCGTTGGCGCGCGCCAGAAACTCATCGTTGCGCATTTTTGCCGTGAGCACTTTATCCGGCAGCGCATCAGGGCCGCGATCAGCACGCACACCATCCAGCGCCTTGGCCGCTCGATAGAGAAAACTCCCCCTCGGCATCGGTGTGCCAGCATCCTCGCCGCGCCTCACGGCGCGCTGCACCCGCGCCCAGAACGCATCATCACGCTCGCGGCCAAGCGGCGGCGGCTCCTGCTGAAGCAGTTCATGCTCCGCTGGCGGCCGCTCGTTGTCGTGGCGCTCGGCCTCGGCCTTCAGATAGGCGCGCTCGGCGCCGCGGGCGCGGTCGAGCCGGATTTGCTTGAACCTGTTATCCCCGCCGCGGCCTTTGTTCAGGTCCAGAACGTCCTGGTAGACCGGGTGCGCCGCGCCGCCGCGCTCCGCCACCATCGCCTTGGCGCGGGCATAGGTGGTGGTGTTGCTTTCGTTGTCGTTGATCCGGCTTAGAAGCTCGCCCTCGTTGCCTGGCTTGTAGAGGTCTTGACTGCGCACGCGCGACTGCGCCGCCGCCTCGCTGGTGTCCACGGCTGCCGGACCATAGGCTTCCGGCTCGGCATCAGGCGCACGCACCGCCTCGTCACGCTGGTTCCGATAGTCCGACAGTGCCGCGCCGATGCGGTCTTGCAGGGGCTTCGTGGCGGCGAACTGTTTCACCATCTCCACCGGTGGGCCGTCATGGTACGGCAACTCCGCGTGCGCCTGGGCGACCAGGTTGTTTACGATATGCGAGACAGCGCCTTCCTCGGAAGATGACACGCCCGGCATCGCCCGCAGCATCCGCGCCGCCCGGCTCGTGATCAGCTTGGTGGCAGCTTCGACATCCGCCGGCTTGGCCACCGGCACCGGGTCATGCAACCCCTCGAAGGGCATGATGTACGGCTTCGGCGCCGAGGGAGCCGGCGCGAGCGCGGCTATTTTTTCAACGGCGGCTGGGGCAACCGTTGCTTCGGCAGGGGTAACGAGTTTCGTTTCCGCTGGTTCCGTGGCTGCCCGGATTGCTGAAGCCTGAGCCTCATCAACTCCTGCTGGTGTCGCTGGCTTTTGATCGTCGGCTTGCGCGGCGTTTGGTTGCTGGGGCTTGGCCGGCGCTGGTTCCTCATCCTCGTCTCCGTGATGATCGTAGTAATCCTCTGGCACTTCCTCGTCCATGTTGGGCGGCGGTGCGGGTGCTGCACCCGGCGTCGTCCCCATATCCGCATGGGTGGCCGCGTTCACCGCCGCACCCTCCGGTGTCGCGACGTGCTCGGCGCTGCCCTTGGCCAGCACCTCCGGCGCGTGCCGTGATAGCGCGCCCACCAGGCTACCCATTGACATGCCGAGGAACGCGCCTTTGGCCGACTGCATCAGCACGTCATGCCAGTCGGCCCTGCTGCCGTTGATGTTGGCGGCGGACTGATCGGCGGCTGCCGTCGTCGACCCCATCATGGCCGCGCCGCCGGCGGCGTTCGCCAGGCCCTCGCTGGCGGCGCGTCGTAGCAGCGTGTCGGTCGCGCCCTTACCCACCAGCCGGGCGACAGTGCCACCGCTGATGTTCCCCGCCATCGCGCCCACGGCGCCGGCGACGAGCGGCAGCACGCCGGTGATCTTGTCCACCAGGGCTGCCTTGGCCTGGCCCACCGGCGTGCCCTTGGCGCGCAACGCGGCATAGGTCGGGTTGTAGAGCGCGCTCCGCGGGTTGCGCATATCGGCATCGGTTGTTTGGTTCACCACGTCAGACGCAGCACTCATCACCGACCCGGCGCTCAAGCCCGCGTTGGTCGCAGCCCCCGTGGCTGCCGCGGCCTCGATGCCGCGCGCCGCGATCTTGGCGGCGAAAGTGCCGGGAATGAGGGCCGCCAGCAACGTCGGCAGTTGGCTTCCGGCTTTGAGGAGCGCGGTCTGCACCAAGGGGTGGGTGTAGGCGCTGTCTTTGGCGAGCGGGTTGAGCGACGAGTTAAGCTCGGCCTGGCCCTCCGGGCTGATCTGGTTGGTCAGCCCCTGCTCGGTGTTCGACAACCGCTGCTGCAACCCCAACAAGCTGGCAGCTTCTTGCGCTTTTGTTTGCTGGCCGGCGGCGATCTGCTGGGGCGTCGTGCCGAGTGGGTTCACCGGCTCCGGCGGCGGCGTGAAGTCGGGTGTGTTGACCGGCAAGCCGGTTGGTTTAGCCCGCGCCGGGACGGCTGGTGCGTTGGTATCTGGCCGGGCGACAAGCTGGAGCAGCCCCACGCCTGTCTTGCCGAGGTCCACGCCATTAGCGGCCATACCATAGGCGAGGTCATGCGCGGTCTGCAGGATGCCCTGACCGGCTGGCTTACTCTGCGGAGTAACCGGCTGGGCCGGCGGCGCGGTGTCGTAGATCGTGCTGAAGCCCGACCAGCCGCCTGGTGCCTCGTTACTCTGCGGAGTAACCGGCTGGGTCGGCGGCGCGGTGTCGTAGATCGTGTTGAAGCCCGACCAGCCGCTGGTGCTCCCGTCCGGGGGCATCAGGGCAGGTCCGCCATCGCCCGCGCCGCCGGCGACACCGCGCCGCCGGTCGCTTTACCTTGCGGGGGCGCCAGCATTTGCGTCCCGATGTTACCGATCTGGAAGGTCTGACCGCGCAGCGTGACCGTGCCGTTCTTCACGATGCCGGGGTTCTGCATGACATAGCCGCCGATCTGCGCGGAGGTTGACGGGTCGAGATTGTTCGCCAAGCCGATGCTCGTCGCAAGTGACACAAGCCTGGTTTGCGCCGCCGGCGGCGCGCGATCAAACCCGATCGAGGTGCCGAGGTTGCCGTTAAGCTGCGTGGTGAGCGCGGCCTGATAGCTGGCAAACTGCTCCGCGGTCGGCGCCTTTGGACCCTTATCACTTGTGGTGTAGGCCGTGCGCTTGTTATCATCGGCGGTTGTCTGGTCGCGGTCGCTGATCTCGTCACTGGTGTCGGCGACATAGGCACCAGTCCGCGCGCTGTTATCGCTGGCCTCGGTATTCTCCAGGTTGATGTGCGCACCGGCCACCGCGCCTTTGATCGCGGTGTCTTGCTCCTGCGCCAGCATGGTGTTGTAGCCCTCGAAGCTCGTTGACGCGAGCAAGAAGTTTTTCAAATCGGACGGGCTGGTGAACGTGCTGGTGTCCAGTACCTTGCCATCTGGACCGATGCGCGTGGCGATCAAACTGTTCTTTGGTCCCGGCGTGACATTGACATCATTGCCGTCAGGGAAAAACGCATAGCCCATCTTCATGTAGTCGGCGGCAGCTTTTAGGTTGCCGGACTGGAACGCCGACAGCGCCGCGCCGCCGTACATCTGCATGTTGATACGGTAGTTCTGAAGCACGCCAAACGCATCGGCTGCCGCCTGCTGCGGGCCGTGAAATTCGAGATCGTAGTTGTAGAGGTTGTTGAGCAGGCTGGCATTCTGGATGCCCAGCGGCTCGCTCGAAGCGTTCGGCCCGGCCACCGCCGTGCGAAAATCATGCACCTGCTGGTTCGATGCCGCCCCGGCGCCATGCTGAAGCTCGGTGTAATTCGCCGCGGACTGTTGCGGGTTAGCACCTGGGTTCTGCGCCGGGTGTAGACCCATCGCGATGCGGGCGTGCGCCATCGCGGAAGCGGCTGGCGTGCCCGCCTGCACGGCACCGGCAGGGACCGGCAGTGGTTTGTCGATGTTCGCTGGGGGCTGAAGGCCAGCCGGGTGCATCGGCGCCATGCCGCCTGGAGGTGCCGCGGTGGCGGCCTGAGCTGGTGGTGCTGGGGGCGCCGGCGCCGACATCAAGATGTCGGCGGGCGCCATCTTGATGTCGGCGGGCGCCATCGCGGAAGCGGCTTGAGCAGGCGCCGGGGCTGTCGGCAGCACGCCCTGGGATGGCGCCGCGGCCCCGCCGGGGCTGGGTGCATTCGGCTGGCCGTTGGATTGCGCAACCGCTGCCGCCACGTCCGGGTCAATCGGGCCACCGGACGCATAGCGCCGCATCGGCACGACGCCGCCCTTAGCCTGCCCCGGCGGCTGGCTCATCTGATAGTCGGTCATGTTGGTGCCCATCGCGTCTGGGTCAGCCGCCGGCTGCGTGCCCGGTGCCGGCATCGGGACGACGCCCTGCTGGTTGCCCACTGCAATCTGCGCCGGGGTGTAACCAGCGGTCTGTTCACCCTTTAGCATCGCCTGGTACTGGTTGGGTGGCAGGTTCTGCGAGGCCCAATAGTTGGCACCCGCCGGGATTGTCATGCCCGGCTGTATTTTACCCGCTTCGGCGGCGCCGCTGAAGCGGGCATAGGTAAGGTTCTGGTCGTCAGTGGCAGCGCTTTTTCCTTGCGCCGCCAGCGCCGCCCGCATCTGCTCGATGCTGGCACGATACTTCGCCGCCGAGCCAGAGTTGTACCCGCCCTGAAAATTCGCGCTGAACTGCTGGAGGTCTGCTGATAGCGACATATCACCCGGCTCCCATCGGTATGGCGCCGAGCTTCACGCGCGCAGGCGCGGCAGCGGCGAGTTGATTGGCGGGGATGGGCGGCCCGTTGCCGGCACCCGAAGGCTGGCCGGCAAGCCGCGCTTCCGCCGCCTGGCGGTCGGTGGTGTCGCCGTGCTGGGCCACGAGTTTATCAAAGTGATGCGTGCCCAATTTGTCCACCACGCTCTTGGGCACCATGTACTCGCCCGCCGACATCAAGATGTGCGTGTGCCCACCACCGACGCCGCCGCCATGCGCCAGCCCCTGCAACCGCAGATGCGCCGCCTTGCGGTCTTCTGGCGAACCTTCTTTGGCCACGATCTTATCCAGGTGGTGCGTGCCCAGCTTGTCCACCACGCTCTTGGGTACGACATACGAGCCTGCCTTGGCCGAGACCGGGATGTTATCGGCGCGGCCGTAGGGGTCCGTCTGGCTGGACGGGATCGCCCCACCTTCGGCCAGCGCCATCGAGGGGCCACCGCCGCCATAGCCGCCTCCCATCGTGCCACCGCCGGGCAAGCCGCCGTTCTTGTTGTCGATGTTCATCGGCATCGCGCCTGGCCCTTTCGAGCCGTGCGCGGCACCCGCCGCACCGCCGCCCAGCCCCCGCACGTTCAAGCTGGCGCTCATCCGCGGCGTGCCACCGGCGCCGACCCCCGACGAGGTGTGGGGGTGGCTGTCTTTCATCAGATGCGGACGGAACACTTTGACTTGGTTGGTTGAAACGTGGAAAGTTGGCACGCGGCCAGCGCCCTTCGGGGTGATCGGGCCACCGCGGGCATAAGACACATTGTCCGGGATGGCCATGCCACCATGCGCGTAACCGGTGGGGAGCACCCCGCCGCCACGCGCGTAGCCGGCACCCTCGAACAAGCCCGCGCCGAGGCCGCCGATCGTGCCGAGCACCGAGCCGAAGCCAGAGCTTGCCTGCTGGTTGGCCTGGAACTGACCAAGCTGCGCATTGTACGCTGACGAGAGCGTGTTGCCCCAATTGTTAAGGCTGTTGGCGGCGAGGCCCGAATACTCGGTGGACGTACCTTCGGTTGAAGCACCGGAAGATGTCAGCCCCAGCGCGTTGCCCGATGCCGTCGAGCCAGCGGAGTTCGCGCCCCCGTACTCACTGGTGGACTGCCCCGCCAAACCCGACATCATGTTTTCGGCATTGGCTTGCAAATTGAGGCCGGTCAGCCGCGTGTTCTGCGCCGAGCTTGTGCCCGCTGCCGCCTTTGCCGCCGCTTCCTGCGAGCCAAGGTTTGAATTGATGGCGCCGGCCCGCGCAGTACCCGCATCGGCGCCGTACATATTTAGCTGCTGCTGTTCCTGGTTGCGCGCACCGGTGTAGGCGCTGTCCGTGTTTGCGATCGCCGTGCCCGCCTGCTGGGCTGCGTAGGCTGGATTGGAATACTGGTTCGCTTCCGAAAGATACTGGTTCTGCAAAGGTACTTCGGTGTTGATGTACCGATTGTACGAAGCCTGCGCGTTCTGGTTCTGCGTCTGCGCGGCCTGTGTCTCGGAACTGATGAGTGGCTGTATTTCGTTCTGGTTGATGGCGAACTGCTGCTGCGCCCAACCAAGCTGCTGGTTGGCCGTCTGCTGCTGGAGCTTTGCTGCTGCCTCGTCGGCGTTGGCGATCGGCGTATAATTCGGCGCCGCCGGCGCTGAAGACCCACCCATATCAAACCCCTCCGTACTGGATATGGCGAGGCTTGAGGCTAAGCCAGCGACAATCCTCTTTCATCATTTGCATAATAATCAGCGCGCCGCTAGGGCAGGCCGATTTGATCCTGGCGACCTCAACGAACCCGTACTTCAGGTTGATCCGGTACGTGCTGCCGTCTCCCTCACGGACCGTCCCAAGCACGCAATCATAGCCAAGCTGAACGAGCGGGTAGTGGAAGCACACCCAAAGCATGTCCGGGCAGCCCCAGTGTTTGGTGCGGCCCCACTGGTGCATCTGGCATGACCGCTCATTATGGTCGGTGAAAACAACGCCGCCCAGAAGCACACCGCCCACACTGCGAGAAATTACCGTGTGAAGCTGGGGGGCGAACCGGCTATGGCAGCTTTCCATAATCTCATGCCCGTGGCCCTCGTTGCCGAACTCAATCATGATTGACTCTGAAGCGCGGCGATCTGTGCCTGCAGAGTTGTAATTTGCGTCTGCAGCTTGGCGACGTCTGCTGCGGTCGCAGCCTTGCTGGCGCCGGACCCCCGCGCACCATTCAGCACCTCGACACATTGCTGGGTCGCCTTGGCCGTCGCCACCAGCGAATTTAGATCGGCCCGCGGCGCGGGGATGCCGGCGAACTCGGAAGACGTTTGGTTCGTGTTACTTGGCATTGCGAAGCTCCTTCGCGGACGTTGCCATTGTCATGCTCCAAACCGGCAGGTTCGATGTGATCGAATACTGCCATAGGTTTGCCTTGAACCCGGACGGCAGCCGGGTCTGAATATTGTTGTTGACCGGACCTGAGAACACTGTGAACCGGTTGGCATAGACCTCGACGTAGAGATCGGTGCCTGGAACCAGAGCCGGCATCGCGCCCCAATCTGGGTCAGCACTCCCGCCGGGACCAGCGCCCGTCGTGACCGCTGGGCCGGTTGAAAACAGCAAGCCTGGCCAGTAGGGGAACTGCATGGCGTTCGGGTCGCCGTTCGCATCCGGCGCCGTGGTGCCAGCGCCTACGCACGAGCCGAGCGTGAACGCACCTACCAAGTCAAAGCCGACGATTGCGGTCTCGGACAGCATCCCGATGAAGCCGTTGAAGTCTGGGTAGTCCACGGACGATGCGCCTGTAACTGTCGACGACGACCCGCCGGTAATCGTCTCATTGGCTGAGTTTGACCCGGACGGGTCGGTCTCCGGGAAAAAAGCATTTGTTGCTGTATTGAAAACAACTTGGTTCGGGCTGTACGCACTTAGATCGTCGCTATTTTGCGGGCCGTAAGTCACATCATCGGCAGCCACTATGAACGCTGCGAAGTTCACTGGTTCGGCCGACGCGAACTCTTTGCTTTTCCAGCGGCACACCATTGTCCCGGCCGAGGGGTCGTCCCACAGGTACACGGTGTCTTGCGCCATCATAAATATCTTGTTGGAAAACGGGTCTTGAAACATATTCGTTACGTTTTGCTCAAGCAAGAACCTTGAAAGCGCGATCCGCACGTTCTGCGGGTTCATGAAATAGCCGCCTTCATAACCTTGCAGCGCCAGTATGTATCCTTCGCCTGGGGCAAGCAGCCCCATGTAGGTGTCCTCATACCTCACGCCGGCTATTACGTTACTGAAATATGTGTCTCGCCACACTTCCTCGCTGATCACTTTGTCGCTTACGCTGACGAAGCCGTAGGGCGATGCGTTCATTATGCCGTTCGGCGCGGCATAGTCAATGCCGTCGATCGCCTGCGCGATGCTTCCGCGCGAGGTGCATGGGCTGATGGTGCTGACCTTCACGTTCGTGATCGCGGCCGGCGACGTGCCGGTTAGCTGATACGGCGACGACGTAGTGAGGACAACGATAGACCCATCCAGATAACCCATGCCGACGATCTGGCTGTCCACCGATGTTTGATACTCGACCGGCCATGCCCAAGGCGCGCTCGGCTGGGAAAAATAAATCTGGTTGCCAGCCCAGCCGCATAGAAACCCGTTGGCGACCGAGATGAAACCCTCCATCGCGATCGGCGGAAGCCAACCTTGTGTCTGGAGTTGCACCGCCTCAAGCGAGATGTCTTCGTCAGTCGATGTGTCCAGGTAGGACGTTTCGCCGTCCAAAAATACCAGCGAAAACTCCGCCCCCGAACCATTGCCGGATGTGCTGGCCCCCACTGACACGCTGGAAGGAAATGCCTGATAGTACCCCGTGACCGTGACCTCGAAGGAGACAAGCCCTCCGGTCTCGGACACCGCAGTCACCAGCAACACCGCTGGCGTGGTGTAGACACCCCCGGCCACCGTGATCGTGTCGCCCACCTGATAGCCAGAGCCGGCCGTCACCACTGTTCCCGATTGCGCGCCGGCGAACGGCACCGCCGCAACGAAATAATAAGCGGCCGTCGTGGAACTTTCAGTGATGGTCCGATAGATATTGATCGCCGCCAGGGGAGCACCTGGGTTGCTGGGCGGCGCCCCGAAGCCGCTGATCAACCACGTCCCGTCCGACTCTCCAGTCCCCGTCCCGCCGTCCGAAGGCGCGCTCTCCTGCCCGTAGACATCCACGTAGGTACAGACATAGGCGCGTGTCTCGGTGGGGTTGGCGCCCGCCCAGGAAATGTTGAACGTGGCACCCGTGCCCGCACCGCCGGTCACGGACGCGGGGCTGGTCGGGTAGACCGTGTACTCGCCAGGCGACGTAATCGTCACCGTGGCGATCGCGGTGCCGGTCAGCGTGGCCACCGTCAGCTTGGCCGGCTCAGTGCTGATGCCGCCGACGACGGTAAGCACGTCCCCGACCTCGTAGCCTGAACCGGCATTGGTGGGGATCGCTTGAGCCGCGCCTTCGATCTCCCACACCACCACGAACTCAGCACCCGTTCCTTGGCCGCTCGTGCTGGCCTGCCCGACCGGGTTGGTGGGAAGCGTGGTGTAGGCGCCAGGCGTGCTGACATACACCCCCGTCACCGTGCCGCTTAAGCCGACCGACGCCACCGTGAGCACCGTTGGCGTCGCGGCGCTGGTCAAGGTGCCGCCCGCCAAAGTGATCGTGTCGTTGACCTGGTAGCCGGTGCCGCCCACGGGTCCAGTGCTGTAAACGGTCGCGGTCAACCCCTGCTGGCCGGTGAACGTCAGATAGAACTCGGCGCCTGTGCCCTCGCCCGACGTCGAGCTTTGTGCGGTCGGGCTGGTGGGGATCGTCGTGTAGATGCCCGGCACGCTGATGAACGCAGTGGCGATCGGGCCGGTGGACGGCGCGTTGCCGTTGGCGTCCAGGTTGGCGGCATTGGCCAGCGTGCCCACCTCGACGACGCACTGCTCTGTGAAGGTGCCGCCGGCGACTGTTATGGTGTCACCCACCGCGTAGTTCGTGCCGGCATCGGCGACCGCCGCGGCATTCGCGCCCTGGCCGCCGAATGTTATGGTAAACCCGGCGCCCGACCCTTTGCCACTGGTGCTGCCCTGGAGCACTGGGCTGGAGGGGGTTGTCGTGTAGTTGCCGCCCGTCACGATCGTGACGCTGACGACGGCGCCGTGAGCCGTGGTGTCCACCTCGTCGACCGACAGCACCATTGCTTCGGTGTGCACGCCGCCCGCCAAAGTGATCGTGTCACCCACCGCATAGCCGGACCCGGCCAGCAGCCCGGTCGCGTAAACCGTCGCGCTGGATGCGCTCGGCACGGCGCCACCAGAAACACTAACTACCGGAATGAACGTGGGCTGGACGACGCCTAGCTGATAATCCGCGACGCCGTTCCTGATGTTCGCAAGGGTGTTGTAGCGCGGCAGGACAGGGTTTTTGTAGCTGCCGTTGCAGTACGTGTACCGCTCGTATTCATCGTCGTTGATGGCGGGCCGCGAAAAGCTGAACGTCTGGCTGGTGCCGCCCAGCCATGTGTACCCGGTGTTGTTCAAGGGGTCGGGGATGCGCACCGCAGAGCTAAAACCGCTCCCGTTCGGGAACTGAAACTGTTCGGTAAGCTGCTGGAGAGGCGTGATCTTGCCTTCGTGCACGCGGGCGTTGACGACATCGACCGCGGCGTTCGGGGGCAGAGACCGGCTGTTAATGGCCGGCGTCATGCCCCCGAAGTTTTCAGTGCGGATCGACGCCATGTGGCAACATCATAGCCGCTTACGCGGCGTGCTCGATACGGTGACACCCTCACTCAAATTTTTGGCCGAGAGATCGACATCGGCCACCTTGATCCCCTTGCCGGGCATCGTTTTGTCGCTCTCGCTTTTCGGGTACTCAGTCGGGCTGCCGCGATAGTTGCTCGACGGGTCGGATGTTCCTTTGGCCATAATGCGCTCCTTGCTCGAAAAGTTACTTCACAGAGTAATCAACCGATACGCAGCCAGTTGCCCAGCACGTTCATGTATTTGACCGCCGTGCCGGCGGTCAGCGCGGTGACGGCGCTGGGGCCAGCGAGGATCGTGGCCGAGCCGGATGGGGCAACCGTGATGCCCGACACCGCATGGCTTGCCACGATCGACACGGTATCCCCATCCACCGCCTGCAACGGCAGGTTGATGACATTCGTGCCGGCAACGGCAGCGGACGACGAGAGGTAGCAGATTTCGGTGTTCGGCGGCAGCGTCAGGGTGAACCCCGCCGCGATCGCAAACGCCTCATACGGCCGGGTGTTGGTCGAAGTTTTCGGCAAAGACGACATGGCTGCAGGTTCCTTTTCGCAACGCGGGGGGTCAAAGCATGGCGGCTTGATACACTATATGTGGTGTCAAGTCCACGAAGATGGCGGCGTATTTAGCTTGACGGCCAAGGCCAGGACACGGCGCGTCCAGCCCAACCCAAAGTCCTTCCAGGGGGGCAGCGTGGTGTAAAAATCAATCCGCCGGACCAGGGCTTCGGTCGCCAGGGCAACCGGGTCGCCAGCATTCAAGGCTGCTTCCGTGCCCGGCCCGAACTTTCCATCAGCGGTCACGCCGGCCGCCTCTTGGAGAAAACGAACCGATGTACCGACCCCGACGTTCACCGCCGCGTCGAACGCCACCAGGGCGATCGGCGCGGCGAGGTCCGGCCCGTGCACCGGCACCCAATAGTCGCGCTGGTAGATCGCCTGCGCCTGGTCGATCGTGAGGTTGGGGATGTCTAGTAGAGGGTGTTGCGCGGCGCTGATCCCGAACTTGGTCCCTCGCAGAGTGCCTGCGTTGACGGCGCCGCCGGTCCAGTTTCCTGGATCGTCGGGGTTATCGGTAAAGCCGCCTTCCTCGCCCACCGTGAAAGCAAAGCACTGTGCAAAATAATCAGGCATGTACACACCTTTCCGAATAATTTTAGGGCGGCGGTGCCCAGGGAAAGACACCACCGCCCCGGCCTGCAAGGCCACCGGAGACCACCCTCCGGGTTCAGTTCGCCTTGGACTGCGCAGCGATCTGCGCGCCTTGCACGGCGACATCCTTGGTCGAGCTACTGGCGGAAGACCCGACCCAGTAGCCGACAACGTTCATGAACGCGGCCCCCAGCGTGCCGAGCGCCGTGTACACAATATCCGCGCTGCCAGCGGGGATTGGCTGCGTGAAAGCGACAAAGCACACGACGGCGAAGCCGATAACCACCAAGGCGCTTATCAACCCAGCGCCCCACGCCATCAACGAGTGCGCGTTCGCGAGCGCCACCGTTTGCTGCCGGGCCGAGTCGACGTCCTTTAGCTGCGCCTGGAACGCGGCAAGCTGATCGTCGGCCAGGTCTTTCTGGGTCTGCGCGGCGATCGTCGCAAGTTGAGTTTGCAGTTGCACCGCCTGCGCGGGGTTCGCTGCCATCCAGCTTGCCACCGTGTCAGTTTGTGTTGACCCTACGGCGGACTGGATCGCGGCCGCCGCAGCGGTCACACCCTTCGAGTTGCCGAAAAACAGATGCGCAATGCTGGGCACCAGCGCGCCGATCGCGCCAATGCCCATGCCGATCGGTCCGCCTGCCGCGCCAGCAATCGCGCCTTCCGCCACGCCGGCCAGCAGTCCGCTCATTTTTTCTTGCCCTGCGGCATATCCTTTTTGATTATTTTGCTCATGAGCTTTTTGTCGGCCTTTTCATCCTGCTTCATGAAATCTTTTTTCGCCTTGGCGGCGAAGCCGCTAACTTTCTTTGACACAACAACCTCCTACTTAGTTGAACAAACGGATGTGGCTGCTTGTAAAAGCGCCGACAGCCGCGGCAAACAACGACACCGCCACGCCCGCCCACAAAATTCTTAGGCTCTGCCGGCTAAAAAATCTGGCCTCGCGTCGCTCCTTTTCGTGTTCAGCAATATCACGGTCAGCGGCCATCTGTGCCCGCGCGCCTTCTTCGTGATCCAGCTTCGACTCGATGCCGTCGATCTTCGCGGCAAGCTGGTTGTGGTTCGTTTTGGAGTCTGCGGCCATGTTCTCCAACATGTGACCGAACTTATCGAGTGAGGCGCTAACAGCGTTCTCGTGCCGGTCAAGCCGCTGCTCGACCGCATCGAGACGCCATTTTAGCACACCAAGCGAAGACCCTTTCGATGACAGCGTGTCCATAATTATGCCCAACTATGTTTTGATCAGACAAATAAAAGCTATGTTTTTCGGCGCTGTTTCACTCCCACCCGTGGCGGCATTCGAGATCGTGATGCCCGTGACGGCGGTGTTTATCGTAATGCCCGTGCTCGATGGATAGGTCGTGGTGCTGTTGGTGGTGGATATTCCGCCGCCGCCAACGGACGCACCGGCAGTGCCGTTGCGTCCGTTGAGAACGGTGCCGCCTTCCGTGTGAAAATGTGTCGGGTCGGTCACGCCATGCGAGTGGCCCCCGTCGCCAAGCGTGTTGGCATGACTGTGTGCCGCGAACCTATCAGCCTGGTAGCTGCCAAAGGTGCGGGACGGATCAAGCCCGCGGCCACTGTCGAACCCGCGCAGGAACACGCCTCGGCAATCGGGCAGCGCGAATGTGGTGGCGCCGTCGCCAGCGCCGTAAGTTGTGCCGATCGCCGTGAACAGCGCCGCATAGGTGGTGCGGCTGACCAGCGAGCCATCGGCGCGCAGCCATCCCGACGGCACGGTGTTCACCGCGCTGTATTTGATGTCGCCCGGCTGCGCGATCTGCCCGGCCGAAGGAAGCTGGGTGATGTTGGCGAACAGCGTTTGGGCCTGCGAGAGCGGCACCGCATTGTTTGGCCCGGTCGCCTGGGCGACATCGAACGTCTGGTTGGCGTTGCCAAACAACGCGGCGAAGGCCGAACTGCTGGCCTGCAAAAAAGCCCCCAGCACCGCGGCGGTCACTCTCAAAGTGACCACTGTGCCAGCAGCGAAAGGCTGCGCCACCGTGCCTTCCTGGCCGCGGAGCACCGTGAACACGCCGCCTGAATTGTTCGTGACCAGCACGCTCTCGAACGCCGCGCCATTCTGAAGCTGGACATAAAACGCCTGCCCCTGCGCCGGCACGGGGAACAGGGCCGCCTGGGCTGCGGAAAGCTGCAACGTGCTGGCATTGGCCGTGCAGGAAACCGCCAGCACGCCTACCGCATTGTTCGCAAAAAGAAGCTGGTAGCCCATTGCTTTCCCCTACCCGCTCAAGGCGATGCCGAACGTGGTAGACGCGCTGGCGCCGGAGCCTGTCCGCGTGACTGGCGTGCACAATGGCATGTTCGCGCCGAACTGCGGTATCACGACTCCACTATTGACGCCCAGCGACGCCAAAACGGTGGCGTAATTATCGGTCACGGCATTGCCGCGCACGATCGAACTCATGTAGGCGCCCGCGTTAGACTGATAGGACGACACCTCGCCGTACCAGGGGTAGAACAACCGGCAGGAGTTGTGTGTATTGACCGGCGCCGATGCCAGGGTGACGGACAGATGCGTCGCGTCCACGCGGGTGCAGGCCGTGGCGCCGATTATGTTGCCAGGTGAGCCGACAGAGCCGCCATCCATCAAATACCAGCCCACACCCTGGGCCGCCAGCAGCGGTAATTCAAGGTCGTTGCCGGCATCGTGCGCGATCGTGACCGTCAGGGTGGTGCCCGATAGAGACGCCGCGGTGATCTGTGGTCCGCGCCCGGTCCCTAGCGCCGCTGGGACCGGGCCGTTAAGTCCTTGCGACTTCTCGATCTGGAGGGCCAACGCCACACCACCACGCACAAAAATGTTCTGGTTATCCGCCGCCGCGACGTGGCCACCGATCGGCTGGCCAGCGGTTTCGACACCGGTTGCTGAGTTCCAGTTGTCGCCGCGGGTGATGCAGTCATCCGTCATGCGGACGCCCCACAGGAAGTTGTTGGTGGTGTCGGCCTCAAGCTCATCCCATGCCTCACGCACCATCGCGTAGCCCTGCGCCGTTCCGAACGGCGGCCCAAAGCAAAAGACCGGAAGCTGGGCCGCGGTCTTGTTGAAAGCCGTTCGGATTTGCCCGATGTCGTTCAGGAGCGCGGCTTTGTAGGACGGCTTGTCAGTGTACCCGAAGCTGCCATTATTGTTGAAGTTCCCACCTCCGGCAAAATCACTGTCTGTCTCGCCCCAATAGATGACAATCGCCTGCGTCTCGCTACGCACGGTCGCGGACTCGGCAGTGATGGACGAGATCATCGCCTGGCCGGTGCTGTTGTAGGTGGCCGCCGACGCGGCTGTCACGGTGGTGCCACCGTAATTCAAGAAGCTGCCAAAGCCACCGATGCCGCAGTAGACGCCGGTGCCCCCGACGCAGCTATTCCCCGTGGCAATCTCCGCCGGCGTACCGGTGCCTTGCAGCCAATAGGACGCGGCCTGGGCCAGCATGAGCAACGCGCCGTCGTACAGGCATGCGAAGTTGGCATTGCTCTGGCCGTGGCCGAAAAGTGTGATGTTCACCAGGCCGCTCGGCGGCAAGGTCCCTCCTCCACCACCACCGCTGCTCGTGCTGCTCGACCCGCCACCGCTGCTCGTGCTGCTCGACCCGCCACCGCTGCTGCCGGTCCCGCTGCTCATCGTGCCACCGGAGCTTATGACCTCGCCGCCTGAAAGCAGCAAAAGCGGTGAGCCGCCGACGATGAGTGGGTAGCCCCCCGCGTTGACAAAACCTTGCGCCGTCATCACGACACCGTAATTGCGTTCGTGACGAACACACCCAGCAGCGTGCTGGACGAGTTGTAAATCGCGTACTTGCCATAATAGGTTCCGGCACTCGGCGCGGTGACGGGTGGAAACTCATAATACTGGTTGTACACGACATAGTTGTCCGTGGTGCCCCCGCTGCTCGGCAGCGTCGCGGTGTTGTTCGTGTCCATGTAAAAGACCATCGTGTAGGCGGAGCTTGGCGCCGTCCCGACGACTACGTTTGGTGTAAAGGAAGAACCATGCGTCAACGGGTTCTGCCAGTTGACAGCATCAACAGCCTGGCCGATCGCGGTTGTGGTCATCGACTGGGTGGTCAGCGAGCCATTCCCCGACCCGCTAACGAGCGAGTACGTGATCGAGGCGGTGACACTTAGCGTCGTGCTTGACGTGGTGTGTTGAGCGTTCGGCGTGCTCTCGATGGCCCAAATGTAGAACGTGCCGGACGCACTGGTGGGGACCGAAGTGGTCCAGCTTGTGCCCGTCACGGTGGCTGAGACGGTGCTGGTCGGCGCCGTGGTGGTGGACGCGGATAGACCAACTGTTATGCTGGCGCCGCTCTCGCATGTCCCGGAGACAGTCGTATTGGCGCCGGCCGAAACTGGCGTCGTGAACGTCGTGATGACCACCGGCGTGATCGGTGCAGCGACCGTAACGGTTGTCGAGGATATAGCAGTCGCGACGCTCGGTGAAGTTTCTTCCGCCCACAAATAGAACGTGCCAGCGGTCGTGTAGTTGGTGAATGTGTGTGACCAGGTGTTGCCCGATACGGTCGCGGCGACAAAGGTCGAAGGCGGCGTGGAGGCCGATGTCGAAAGACCGACCTGGACCGACCCTCCACTATCACCCACCGTGCCGGCCACCGCGATCGAGCCACCGTTCGCCACGTTGGCCGGCAACGTCGTTATCGCGACCGACCCAATCGCGGCACTCACCACAACCGCAGGGCTTGCAACCGTCGAGTAGATTACGCCTGCGGAATTTAGCGCCCCGGTGTTGGGGTTGCTTGTTGATCCGTCAACATAAATGCCCCAAAGGTAATAGGTGCCAGCAGACGGAAGCACCACGTACCCGTTAAAATTTGTCAGTCCATCATTGGACTCACTAACAACCACAGTTCCATTGGTGGAAGAAAACACAGTCAGCGCGGGCATCGTCGTGTTCGATGTAGACAACGCGATGTAGACAACGCCATTTCCGTTTTCGCTGATAGGCTGCACAACATTGCTGGGAATGTTCAGCACACCTTGGAACTGCATATCCGAGTTTGAATTGCCGCTGCTCGGAATTGGAACAAAGTTAATGCCAGTCGGCGGATTGGTCAACGTAACTGGTGTCGAGGATATAGCGACACCTACGTTTGGCGTAGTTTCTTGCGCCCAGATATAATAAGTTCCAGGCAGTAAGAACACTGACTCATAAGTTTGTATTGACCACACCCCACCAACAACCGTTGCGTTTTGAAAATTAGTTGGCGGCGTTGTGTTGGACGTAGACAAGCCGATCTGGACCGTAGGGTTCGTGTCCGTCACAGTGCCCTGTATGGCCAACGTCGTACCGGCAAGCTGCGAGGTGGGGAAAGATGTTATTGAAAGACCGCTGACTGGCCCAAGCACTTCGACAGTCCTGCTGTAAACGGTTGACGCCGTTCGCGGAGCGGTTTCTTTTGCCCACGCATAATAAATGCCGGCGGCTGAAACCGTAACTTGGCCAGTAAACTGGTCGCCAGAAACCGATGCGCTTACATAACTTGTCGGCGGTTGTGTGCTCGACGATGAAAGACCAACCGAAATATAGGAGCCAGAGTCTACGACCGTGCCAATGATCGTGACCGTAGCACTTCCGCTGACCAGGGCCTCGTTGTTTGCCTGGGTTATTTCGATCGCCGCGCTCACGGCAACATCAGTGAACGCGCTTGAGACAGCGTACACGCCGGTGTCTTCTTGTTGCGCAGCCCAGACATAGAATGTCTGGGTGTAGCCTGGCCAGGTAAGAGAAGCACTCCAGGTCGTCCCATTTACCGTTGCGTTCTGCCAAGAAAATGGTGGTGCCGAATTAGAGATCGAGGTGCCAACAATGACCGCGGTGCCACTTGGCTCCACAGCGCCGACAACGTTGAATGTCTGGCTGTTCTCTATGTTGTACCCGGCTGTCGTAATGCTGATCGTGTTGGGAGCCACGATGACCGCGGAGGACACCGCGAACACGGCATTGTTCGCCGTGAGCCGCGCCCAAACATAATACGTGTTCGCAACGGTTGGTGTCAGCGTCGCGCTGTACGACGTGCCTGAAACCGCAGCATTCACCCATCCTGAAGTCGGCATCGTGGTAGCGTTCGTGGAAAGCGCTACCTGCACACCGCTCGCGGATGGGTAGACCTGGCCGCTCACCGCCAATGCCTGGTCCAATACGGCGTAGTTGGTTGGCACGGAGATCGTGACACCCGTGCTGGTCAGCGTGGGCGAACCGCCATTTATCGAAACGAAGTATACATTGCCGCCGGAGTAAGTGAACGTGGTCAAATCGGCAGTTTCGCCCGGCTGAAGGTTTGAGTTGCCCGAAGACAGACGGAAGCCCGAAGAAAACGTTACGTTGCCGGTTGATATGTTCACAATTTTTGCGGTCATGCCGGAGCCGACCCAGGTAAGACCGATGAGGATTTCGATCGGCGCCGAGCACACCAGAATTTTGTTGTTGTGGATCGAGCTATCGAGCGCAGTGCTGGTGGTAAGCTCGACCACTTGCTTGGTGCTGTAGGGAAGCTGCGACAGTACGTAGTTCGATATGGCAGACGCTTGCTGCAGCACAACGTTGCCGTTTTGCACCGACACAAATGAATCTGGCCCGGCGACCGCGTTGGTGGACAGCGACAGGCTTTGCACGCTGGTGCCCAAATCCTGCAGAAAATTTTCGGCGTTTATCAGCGTGGCCTGGCCGCCGATGATCGCGACAATGCTGTCGGTCAGCGTCATGCTCGCCGTCGTGGGGAGGTTTTCCAGCGCGGCGGCGGCGTAGTTGCTGGTCTCGACGCCGGCTATCGCCGCGTCGATCGTGAGCGTGAGTGCTGCGATCTGTGACTGCACATACCCGACCGTGGCGAACGCCGTCAGGCTCGTCATCTCCGCCGGGTCGATCGAGACCTGGATTGTCAGCCCGCCGCTCATGCCCAGACTCCTTTGCCCCAGCCCCAAAGCTGAGAGCCGGAGCCGTTGGCAAAATAGGGGAAGGTCCAAGGCGCGTTGCCACCGGCAAAGCCACGGTTGGCCACGTCGCGCGCTTTGCTGATCCACGCCCGGCTTTTGCGCGAGTGCAGCATACCGAGATTTAAATTGCTGAACGGCTTGCCCGGCTGAAGGTAGAGGCGCCCCAGCACCGTGTCCAGCAGCCCGTCGAACCATTCAGCGATCAACTGGTCGGGGATCATCGGCGCCGTCAGCATGGGCCGCAGCACGGTGTAGATGTGAAGCACACCGCCATTCGCATCCGGCATCGGGGCCAGGGTCATGTTCTTCTGCGCGTTGAACATGAAGACCTGCGGCGTGGTGTTTTGCGCCGCCACCCAGGCAGCAACGTCAGCCACCGGCTGGAGCGGAACGTCGTTCCATTTCACCTTGAACGGGAACACCACTTCAGCGCCGCTTAGCCACCCCTGAAGGCCAATGATGGCGGTCGGCTCACTTATGGTGATGGTGCCATCGGTCTGCCAGACATTGCTCTCGCTGAAGAACAAATCAGCCGCCTGCACAAATTCAAGCTGCACCTGCTCGTCGGTGACGCCCATCGCCCGGATGCGGATGGTGTTGAACATTTGCTGCAGCACTGGCCCGAAAGGCTGCGCAAACAGGCTGGCGGTACTGATCGCTTCGCTCACGACGAAGCCCCCGTCAGGCGCTGCGCGAAGCGGGTCATGAATGTCACCGCCCGGCTGTCATCGGTGTAGGTGTCGTCCCGGCTTTCGGCGCGGCCAATGACGTAGTCGATAAACGCTGGCACATACTGCCAAGCGATCGGGAATGGTGCGGCCGCCTGCGCCGCGGTTATGAGCATCGGCGGCGCGTCCAGCCCTTGCGCCAGAAACAAGTCGGGCCGGAGCCGGCGCGCGTCCGCCATCGCTTCGGTCAGCGCGAAATAAAGCTCGCTGTCCTGATAGCGGTACGGTTGCACCTGGTCCTGCACGATGGTGCGAACCTGGGTCAGCAACTGTCCATAGGTCAGTGCAGCCTGGGAGCCGGACACGCGGGTCGTCCTTTCTAGCGAAGCCGGCGGGGATCATCCCCGCCGGGTGGTTAGCCGCTAGTGTCAGAGCGCGCCTGTGTTCGGCGTGGCGTAGAGGCAGGCGAGCGCGGTGCCGTCCACCACCTTCGAGCCGTAAATCTGCAGGCCGCGGAGCAGCGTGCCGAAGGTCTGTTCGGAGCGCAGCGTCTCGATCTTGCTGATCTGGGATGCGAAGGTCAGGCCGTGGCTGTGCCCAGCAAAAATGTACCAGGCATTATCCACGGAGGAGGTCGGCAGCAGGTTGGAGGCATAGACCGTGAACCGGTCGATCATCCCCAGCAGCCCGTTGCGCAGGATCGACACGCCGTCGCCAGAAATCGAAACCTGGCGGAGATCGGACTTCTTGATGAAGCCGGCGATCCAGGATGGGATGACCAACCAGCGGCCCTGTTCGGGGATATTCTGCTCGTCGAGCACCGTCCCAAGGTCGATAATGTAGTTGAGGATGTTCGTGTTATCCACGACAACCGGGGTGCCAGCGTTGGCCGGGTTGGCGTTTGGCGCACCGAGGTTGAAAGCGCCGGTGATCTTGCCAGCGCCGGAGCCGGTGTTAGCCGATGCCACCGAGGCGTAGAGGGTGGAAAGCACCTGCGTGTCGATCGTGATCTTCAACTGCTGCGCCGCGTCATCCGCCCACATGCTTAGCATGTTGATGTCGGACTGCACCGCGAACACGTCGTCTTCGACCAGGTTGAAGTAGTAGCCGTTGGAAATCGAGAGCACCACGATGTTGCTGGACGGGCGCTGAACGGTCAGCGCCATATCCGCGGAATAGGCATTGATGGTGATGGTCGGTTTGACACGGATGTTAACCGTATCGCCCTGGTTCTTGATCTCGCCTTCGTAGTCGGTGTTGCTGATCGCGGCCAGAACGGTCGCGTTATAGAACTTCTCGATCAGCTTGCCCGACCAAATCTGCGGGATAAATGTGCCGGAATACGCAACCGAGGGGTTGGTCCCGGAATACGCGGTGCCTACGGGATACGCCATAAGAAGCTCCTGTCATAGCAGGAGCCGTCACGGTTCTCCTGCGGGTTTAAGAGGAAACGCGGCCTTCGGCTTGCGCCAACATGAGGTCCGCCTCGTAAGCCCGCTGCTCGGCTTCACGCCCGACAAACCTGCCGCGGCGCACATCGTCGTAGAAACGGGTTATATCTTGAGCGGACCAAACGTTCTTCGGAGGCGCCACGGGCGCCGTGCCTGAACCGCCCCGGCCTGGGGCAGCGAGAGCTTCTAGCGGCAGTCGAGGGGGCTGATCAGCGCCCTGAGCTTGCGGCGTACCTGCTCTGGAACCTGGTACACCACCACTATTAGTGAATAATTTGAAAAAAGCAACTACCCGTTGTGTGTCGTTCTTATTGAACGCACCAATCAGCAGGTCTCGGCGGGTTTGGCCGCTGAGCAGGTCCGGCTCGTTGCACCAGGAAATGAACTTGTCGTCGGTGTTGATGACCCGCCAGTCCGGCATCGCCGCATCCAGGTCGGCGAAAAACATCTCTTTCGCCGCTGCCTGGCGCTGCTCGGCGGTGGCGTTCTGCCCCGCCTTGAACGCTTCTAGCTCGGCAGCCAAGCGCGCTGTCTCCTGGCGCGCAATGATCGCGGCACGTTTGTTGACCATGTTCACAAGGTCAGGCCCAAGCGCCTCGATCTCATCGGGTGTCAAGTCCGGCAACGGGCCGGGCGCTGCGGGCACGGGGTTGCGCACCTGGTTTTCAAGCAACGTTAGACGCTCCGCGAGGCTCTGCGCCTGCGCCTCCGCGGCCTCGGCGCGCCGAAGCGCTGCCGCTTCACGCCCACGCGCCGACCTGTAACGGTGTTCCAGGTCTTCAGCCGAGAGCGGTGGCTCGTTACTCTGCGGAGTAACCGGCGCCGGCTGCTCAACCGCGGGCTGGGCAATAACTTCCGGCGTTTGGTTCTCACCTGCCGGCGCACCATCGACCGCAGGTTTCACATCCAAATGGGCTGGCGGCGCATTGGCCGCTGCCTGATCCGCGAAGTGTTTGGCGACATCCGCGCGTGCCTTGCGAACGGCAGCGGGTTCGCGGTGCTCGATCACAACGGGGGGCAACGAGGCTTCGGTGCCAGCGGCGTATTGCGACATGTCAGGCGTCTCCGGTTAGGCTTTTTCAAGCGTGACGTAGATGTCACGAACCATCTGAGCACGGCCTTGTGCCTTGATCAGATGCTCCTGCGGGGCACGAACGAGGGCTTCCGCCGCTTCGTGCTCCACTGCCTTCAAAGCGGTTAAAAAGTCCTTCCACTGCTCGCCGGCGACAAAGTGGAGGCGCTTGCCGGCCTCCAGCAGTTTGCTGTCAGCGACGCTCACTTAGACAGGCACGATGTTCGGCTGGCTGCTGTCGATCCCCGGCCCGCTTGGGTCGGCCAGCGGCGTGATCTCGGCCACGGTGGGGCGAATCGGCGGTGCGCCATTTTTCGCGTAGATGTTCCGAACGCGCGCCTCCTGGCTGCCGCCAGTCATCTTGGCCATCGGATTACCCTCGTAGTTCAGCACCTCCTGGGTGCTGCCCTTGCCGGCAATAGCGATGTGCTTTTCGGGAAACGTGCTCCCGGTTTTGGGGTATTTGGTCGCGCTTCCAGGCATCACTTCATCTCCACGATAAGGGTGCCGGTGCCGCCCACGGAAACACGGGCGCGCACCTTGGCGTATTTGTTGTTGACATTGACCATCGCCGCCGCCGTGTAGGTGCCGATGGTGTGCCACCGGCTGGAGGCATCAGCGAGGGTGGTTGGGTCGGGCGAGCACTCGACCACCACCGTTGCGCCGCCGAACGTGCCGTCCACGTACAGCGTGCGCGTGCCATCGTCCCAAAGGCTGGCGACATCCTCGTAGCGGACGGAAGCGCCAGTCTGGGCCGAAGCAGTGGTAACGTTGAGAAGCTGCATCAGAACGGCTTCAGGGTGTCGCCGCGCACGTCATCCGGCAGCCCGGACATCCCGGCTTTCGCCGGCAGGCCATTGCCCGATTTCGGATAAGAGCGGCTGCTCATCGCGGCGCCGTTGTGTTCCACCATGGAAGGGCCGACCGGCTTCGTGCCACCCTTGATCATGGCCATGTCGGACTCGCCTTCCGACTTGTTGTCGAACGTCTGCATCTTCGCCATTTAACCAACTCCTGCGTTTTGGGCTGTCCCACCCGCGTTGGGACTGACAATGTTGGTGCCTTGCGGCTGCGGGTTGGGGTTCTGTGCCGGCTGCATACCTTGGGCCTGCGCGCCGGGTGAAGGGGGTTGGCCGGGCGGACCCGGCTGGCCAGGCGCTGGCTGCGTCGGCGGCATGTTCGCCGCGGCTGCCATCTTCACCTTGATCTGCGCCTCGCTGGGGACGATCTGCTCGCCGTCGAGGCCGATGGTGGCGGCGACCGCGCGCAGCACATTCGCCCGCCCTTCGGCCCCCATGATCGGCGCGTCGATCGGGTTGGCGGTCGCCTGCAGAAATTCGATCTGGCGCTGGCGCTGCGTTTCGCGTTGCACCGCGACCTGCACACCCATGATCCGCACATCCTCGTCACCGCGCAGCAGCCCGGTAGTGTCGGTCATCATGATCAGGTCATAGAGCGAATTGAGCAGCCCCTCCAGAATATCGCGGTCGATGTTACCCGCCACGGTCTGCAATACTTTGTTGGCCTGGGTCATAAGCATTGACAAGCCCGACGCCGTGCGCCCGGCGCCACCGGACAGGCTGTTGCCGGTGATGTATTTCGGGATGCCGGAGAGGTCGTCCGCCAAGGTGCTGAACGCTTGGTAAACGGCCATCAGCTTCTCGGAATTATCCTGCGGGTTGAAGAAACTTATTGCTGGTTGCTGGGTGTTTGACCCGGTGGGGTCATCCTGCACGTGCCAGCGTTTCCACGGGTACAGGCTATTGCCGTCCTCGGTGTTGCTTAGCCGGCTGTCGTTGACGACGACTTGCGGCCCAGACGCAATCGAAAGGTTATTGACCAGACTGCGTAGGGTCGAATTACAAACCTCCTGAACGTCAGCGAGAATATCGGGAAGCGCGTTGCCGACGATGGCGCCGGGCACTTTTTCAAAGCTGGTGACATAAAACGGGTGCCTTTTGCGCGGGTTCGGAACAATCTGGCACTTAATGATGTGCTGGCCTATGATCCAGGCTTGCACATAGACATCAAGCTCCGGGTCTTTGACCTGCTCGGTGGTGAAGCCGCGATCGAGCAGCATCTGCCCCATCACGTTGCCATTCCACTCCAGGCAGTCGATCATTCCAGACTCGTTCATCTGGCTGTCTTCGCGCCGTTCCGACACGGCGCGCTCGGAGTCCGTAGTGTCGATCCAATCCACTAAACCGCCCCGACCGTGCTGGGCCAGCGCTAGTTTTATGGCGTCGTCGTCAAACCCAGGCAGTCCGATGAGGTTATTCAAATCTTTCCGAGTCAGCCGCATCCGCTGGATAACGTCGGCATCTTCGATCCGGCTGACCCCCGGCGTGAAGTAAAAATCGAACGGGCTGACCCGCTCCCAGAACATCCGCGGGAACCGCATCTGGGTGAGCTTGCCGTTTTTCCACTTGATGTCGTCCACCATGCGGACAACCGGTCCCTTCATCACCGCGAAGGGAAACACCGGCAGGTCGACCAGGAACTCAGCCAGCGCCTGGTAGAAGCCACCCTCATCGAGAATGGTATCAATCCGCTCCTCGGCCAGCTTGGCAGCCTGGCGGGCCTGCTCCTCGGCTTTGCCAAGGGCAGTCATCCGTAGCTCCTGCAGCCGGTCCTGCACGTCGGCGATCTGGGGCCTGGCACCCTGCTGCATCGCCGCATTGATCTCGGTCTTCACCTGAGCCTGTATCTGTGCGTCATCGGTGTCCGGCACCGAGGGGGTGGGCGTCGGGCTGATTCCCCAGGGGCGATCGGACCCCAGATACACGTCCCGCAACAGGCTGCTGACACCCCGGCATTTCACCGAGATGATACGCGCGTAGACATCCGACCCCTGGAACGTCTTGATCGCCGACAATTTCTCCGGGTCGTACTGGCCGTTGAAAACTCTCAGCGCCTTCAGCATCCGGTCGTTCCAGCCCTGAACGGTGTCGCGGTGGCGCCGGAACACCCAATACTGGCGGGTGATATACGCCGCCAGCCCCTGAAGCTGCATGCCGTCAAGCTGCGGCGTCTCGTTCTGCGACGCCCTGGTGGCCGCAAGCTGGGCCTCGGTGTCGCTGGCGGTGACAACCCGAAGTAGCCCTTGGCCGTGCACCGGCGAAGAAACAGTTTGGCCCATGCCCACCATATAAGCTAAGTCATGGACACATTACCACAACATATTGAGCGACGCCATGCAGAGCGCCTTTGCCGCCCCCGCCCAAACAATGGGCGGTATGCTACCCCAGATTGCCAATGAAATCGCGATGGATATACTGCCCATCGAGGACATCAAGAAGCTCTACGGCTACACGGACGACGCCTGGGGCGTGCTCATGCGCAACCCGACTTTCGACGCGATGCTCCAGGACGCGATCGTCACCTGGCAGAGCGCCGGCAACGTCGAAAAACGCATACGCTTCAAGGCTTTGGCTTCGGTCGAGATGAGCTTGCTGCGCTTCCACACCGACATGAACAACCCCGAAATCACCCTGGCGTCCCGCACCGAGGCGCTGAAGACCATCATCAAGCTGGCCGGCATGGACAAGCCTGAGCCGGTGAGCGGCAGCGTTGGTTCGGGGTGGTCCCTCACCATCAACGTCGGCGGCGCCAGCAAAGAGCCAATCACCATCACACCCGCCGGACCGCCGACCATCGAAGTCGCTCCAGCATGATTTACACCGCGCCGGAGACGATCTCGAATTTCATGCTCGACCCGTCATTCGCCCGGTGGATCATCGGCCCGCTCGGCTCCGGCAAGACCGCCGGCATGGTGATGGAGATCAGCCGCCGCATGATCGAACAGGCGCCGGACGCGCAGGGCAACCGCCCCACCCGCTTCGCCGTCGTCCGTAACACTTTGCAGCAACTCCGGCAGACGGTGCTGCCCGACATCATGACATGGCTAGGCCCCGTCGCCGATTTCAAATTCACCGACAGCACCATCAAGTTTAACTTCCCCCTGACAGACGGCACACGTGTCAAGAGCGATTGGCTGCTCATCCCGCTCGACAGCCCGGAAGACCAGAAGCGTTTGCT